AGAAGCGGGTGGCTGCGGCGCAGATACCGTGGTAATCATGCGGATAGGAGAGGGGGTAGGAGTGGTAAGACTGGTGAGCCGCGATTGGTAGAGATTTATCCCGTAGCTGCGATTGCCCGCATTCTGAAAAGTCAGCTGTGCGTAAGCCGGCGCGAATACGTTCGCATCCGGGTCGGCCGGGCCATCGGCGTAGTGGCGCGGGAAGTCGGCGTACTCCACGTAAGGCCGCCCGTCGTCGCCCACGCCGAACTTGGCCGGGCTTGGGTTGTAGCCGTAGGGCCGCCAGGCCTCGGTGCTGCGCGTGCCCACCACCTCGCCGTTGTGCAGCAGCGGGCAGTTTTCGTTCGTGATTTCGCGCCGGCCGGTGGTAGAAATCAGCCGGTCATTTTCGTCGTAGTACTCAACGTTGGCCAGCTCACCCGGCTGTTGCGGGAAGGCGTTGCGGGTGAAGCGCAGCACCAGGCTGTGCTCCCACGGGCCGGTTGGCACATTGAGCGGAATCCGCACGGTGCCGCTGGGTAGCGAGCCATCGAAGTCTGCCAGCAGGTCGGTGCCATCGGTTTCGAGGCGGCCGGTGCTGAGTTGGAGGCCGGGGCTGTCGGCGGGGGCAATGACAAGGCCAGCCTCACCGTCTTCGACGGGGGCGTATTTGGGCAAGTCGGCCAGCGGGTCGGTGCTGGCGTCAACCGGGGGCGTGTACTCAACCAGGGGCAGGCGCTCGAAGCGGATAGTATCAAAGCCGCGATAGCGCATCACGATGGGCCCGCCGCCGCCGCCTTCGCCCGTGCTGAAGTGAAGAACCACGTTGCCGTGCTGCACGAAGTCGCCCCGGGTGGAGTTGGTCGCGTAGCCGCCCGGGGCCGGGCCAAATGGGTTGTCGGCACGGTTGGCGCGCACCCACTCACCCCGCATCAGGCCCAGGTCGCTGTAATACTTCCAATCAAACGTGGCTTTGCCCTTCCAAAACTCATTATTAGCACCTAGGAAAAATGTGCTTCCTATGGCATAAGAGTAGCTGCCTCCAACCCGCACGCCGTTGGAGTCTTCAAACTTGTCAACTGGCAGATTGCCTTCGTAGTAGTCGCGCTTGGTGGAAGGCAGGAATTGGCTCAGAAAATCCGAGCCGCCTTCTTCTATAATGCCGCCGTGATTGCCCGTGCCCCGCGCACCAGTGCCCCCGGGCTGGCCGTTATAGCTTACATCGATGTTGTAGGTAATATAGCGCCCGTTCTCGCTGCGGCTGCTACGGGTGGGCACTACCCCTGCACTAATGGGGTCACTTACCAGTAGTGGGAGTGTGCGCCAAACCTCTTGGCGCGGCCCCCATTGCGGCAAGCCATCTGCATCGTCTTCGATGGCCGGCTGGGTGTAGCGCGTGAGCACCGCGCCCAGCTCGCCACGCCCCACTACTTCCCCGTCCTTCACGGATTCGTAGGTAGTGAGGCTGAAATCCGGCTCCAGTACCGTGCCGATAGGAAACTTGCGGTCGGTGTAGTAGATGACGCGCAGGTCAGTTTTCTCCACCAATACCAAATGGAAGTCCACCGGCGCAGTGGGGTCGGCGGGGCGCTGGTGCTGCTGGAAGGCGAACGTGCGCCCGCTCGATGCCTTTTTAGTCGGCATCGCCAGGCGGTTGTACTTGTCATCGTACTCTGCCCGCCAGCATAGGCTATAGTTGTGCGTGAGCCGGTATGCCCCGTTGCCGGGCGTGATATCCTGCGCGGCAATAAGGTCTAGGTCAACCTCCCACTGCTTGTAATTCACCAGCAGCTTGCCCTTGCCGTTCACCACGTCGTTCGCTACGAGGCCCAAGGCATAGTGATAGCCTTCCCAGCTAACTACCGTTACTACCTCACCCGTCTCGATATTTACCAGCTGGTAGCGGCCGTTGCCGATATCTGCCAGCCAGACGTGCTTGTCATCGTGGAACGAGGCAAAGGCAGTGGTATCGGCCGAAGGCGAGGTAAATTCTTTGGTGTTGATGAGGCAGTACTTATCATCGTACACCCGCGCATCTACCCCGTAATCCTCCTGCCGGCCCCGCGCCCACAACTGCTGGCCGGTGGCGACGTCGAACAGGTAGAAGCGGTGCGTGGCCGTGCTGCGGGTGTCGTTCAAGCGGTTGCCATCGGTTACGAGCAGCTTGCTACCATCAGGCGACACGCGCACCTTCACGGGCTCGGTCAGGCCGGCCGGTGGGGTAATGTCCAGCATCTGCAAGCTGCCATCGTCACCTAGCGAATAGGTGCCGACCGTCGTGCCAGTAGTAATGGTCAGGGTGCTGTCGGACGTAAACGCCAGCGTGTGCGGGTCGCTTAGCTCGTGCGTGGCTACCAGTTCGTTCGTGGTTTTGCGCCACACTTCCGCCCGGTTCAGGCCGGCGCGTAGCACAACCAGAAACTGGCTGTTCACGGCGTGGTCTGAGATAACCTCGGCTTTATTCCACGGGATATGCCCGGGCTGGCCGGGACTCAGCACTTCCGGGCTGTCGAGCAGGGCCAGCGCGTAGTACGTGATGCCCTCGGTGCCCGAAGGGATGGCCACCGAGCCCGGCACCTGCACGTCCAAGTCGCCCGTATCGGTGGCGCTGGGGCGAATGACAAGGACAAAACAGCGGAAGATGTCTGCCTTGCGCTGGTCGTTGTAGTCGATTTTTACGCCCGAAACCCAGATGTCCTGCCCGTCCGTTGCCAGCCTGTACGCGCCGAAGGTATCCTGCTTGTGAATCTGAATGTGCTCATTGAGGCGGTCAACGTGCGCCTTGTCAATGTTGGATTCCTCCCCCTCACCGTATCCAAATACGCGCCAGACGTAGTTGTCCAGCCGCAACATGTCGGTGATGTTGTGGCTGTTGTTCTGCACCTTTGCGCCTGTCCGCGCCGTGCTGGTGTTATTGATGGTGCCAGCCCAACTCGGCTCAATATTGTTGAGTTCGCGGATAATCTCCAGCCCGGCAGTGTCTGCTACCAGGTTGCCGTTATCATCCAACTGGTCAGGCCACACAATCGGCTCATCGCCGGATTTGGGCTTAATCGAGTAGAGCGAGCGCACGATTGCGTTTCCGCGCACGACGGCCGCGCTTTCTACGCCCGCCTCGGGGCGGTCGGGAAACGCAGCAAAGGCGGTAGGGGTCGTACTCATGGGGCCACAACCACGCGAATAGTGGCGTTCGGGGTGGTAGCCGGCCCCAGCCAAACATCAACGGTGCCGTTTACCGGGTCTACCTCCCCGTACTGCTTCACCCACAAGCCCCGTAGCTCTTCCGTGTCTACCATGCCCGCGGCTACATCCACCCGGACCAGCTGGTATACATCGTTGTCATCGAGTACCCACCCTGTTCGGGCGTAGGAGGTAGCGGTAAGGCCATCTACATGCACGGTGGCTGAGAGGGTGCCGTTGTTCCAGTTGCCGCTTATGAGGTAGCGCAGGCCGGGTATTACCTGTGGATTGGGGTGTTGGGCGTTGGGGCGGGCCTGGGCAGCGGTGAGGGAGAGGGCTTCGGAGAGGGCGGGGGTGCCGCCGGGGGTGCCACCGAAATAAGCGGCCAGTTGCTCCGTAGTAATCTGCCGATTTTCGTAGTCGCCATTGCCAACTGGCACCTCTACCTCGTGCAGGCCGCCCGGCAGCTCGGTGGCGGGCGTTACGACAGGCGGCAGGCTGCTAATGGTGTAGCCTGGGATGGTGCTGGTCTGCGGTGGTAGAAGAGCCATGCCCCGAAATTCCGGCCCCAACCTACCCAGGCGGGAGCTACCAGCCGACAACCGCGCTACAACTCCCGTAGCGCCTTACTGCTGCACCACCCGCACCCCGCCGCCGTGAACTGTGCGGGCGTAGCGGGCGTACTGACCGGGCAGGTACGGGTAGGAGTTATGAAGCGCCCGGGCCCCGGTCGGCAGTAGCATAAACGGATTGAGCGCGCCTTGCCCCCTGCCGATTTCCACGAGCGAAACGGAGGCCGTGGCCGCTTTCATGTCCCAAGGCGAAACCGCAATTACCAGGAAGCGCCGCCCCGCCAAGCGGCCATCATAGGGCGCATCAAGGGTATCGAGCAGGCGCGGGGGTAGCTTGTTTTCGTAGTGCAAATCCCCCACCACCAGGCGCGAGGGGTTGGCGCGCAGGGCTATGCCATCGAGCACGTTGCTTTCAAACAGCGGCGAAGGCAGCAAGTCTACGCTGCGGGCCCAACTGGTCGGAATGGTGCCATCTACCAGCCCGGTTGCTTTGGCGAAGGCGTAGAGGTTGCCGCTGAACAAGCCGGCCTGCCGGGGCGGGTCGGCGTGGAACACCTCCAGCTCTTCGGTTGGCCGGATGTTGCCGGCCGGGCCATCGGCGCGGAAGTAGTCTTCCCCTTCCCAGGTGGCATTTTGCGGCGTAAGCTGCACGCCTACTTCGCTCAGGTAGAAACTCCCCAGCGCGGCGTTGGTGGCCGTCAGCTCCGCGAAGTACTCCGGCCAGATGCCGGCCGCGAACACGCCGCTGGCCTGCGCGATGGTGGTATCCTTACGCGCCACGAACAGCCGGTCGGTGCCGGTGCCGAAATCGTACTTCAGCGTCTCCCCCTTTTTGAAAATCTGCGTGCCGGGCACAAGCAGCCGCGGCGAATTGGTCAGCAACTGCGTGTTTGCGGAATACCAGGTGTAAAGCCGCATCTCGGCCGCTACGGTGCCGCTAGGGAGCGGGGATAAGGGCGCGCTGGCTGTTATATCCTTGTCTTCCTCGCCCTTGCCGAGCGCGAATTCCACGAACTGCACCCCGGCCCCCCGGCCATCCACCACTACTTCGTACCCTAAAATCGCCTTTTGGCCGTTGGTCGGGGCTATGACGGTTTGCCCGTCCCCATCCACGTAGTATTCAGCCGGCACGAAATTGCCCTTGACTTGCAGCGTAGCGGGCACCGCTTCCAACCCAGCAGCCAGGGGCAGGGGCGGGCCTAATAGCACGGGCGTGGCTTGGTAGGACGAGCCCGTCAGGCTACGGGGCCAACGGGTGGTATAATCCTTGCCTTTCGCCCCGGACGAAACCAGCGTGAGCGGGAACGGCTGGCCCACGACCGGCCGCCAGCCGCTAACCGGCCGTAGCGTACCAGTTCCATTACCCAGCCAGGCGTAGCGGTCGGAAAAGGCCTTCCCCGGCACGTAGGCGTTTTCGAGCCAGCCGGTATCGGTTTTGCCCGTGAGTGACTTCCACCCGGCCCGCACGTTCTTGTATTGGCTGGCATTGAGCCAGTAGAGACGCTTGAAGCCCGGTGGCTCAATGGCTGCCAGCGGGGCGGGCGCGATGCGGGCGGGCAACGGCGTGCCAGCCGGCTTGTAGCGGCGGCCGGGGGCGCGGCGGGAAGCTTCGAGCGCGCTGCGGATTTGCCAGGTGCCTTCCCGTTGCACTAGGGTGCCGCCTAGCAGCTGTACCACGCTGTCGAGTACCTGGCGCTGGTCAATTGGCTCGTTACTATCTTCTTTCCAATAACCAGTCCGGTTGGTGGTGGCCGATAGCTCCGGTGCCTCCGTCGAATCCATCGAAAGCTCGCGCCGGTTCACAAATATTTGCAAACCAAGTGCTACGTCCGTGCGGCTCAGGCAGTGCAGGATGGTGTAGAGCACCTGCCGGTGGCCTATCAGGCGCTGGCCCTCGTGGCCGGTCATGAACGTGTCCTTCAGCGCAGCCAGGCCATCGGTGGCCGTCAAGCTCACCGCCTGGGGGCCGGACAGCAGCGGTGCGTCGTAGGAGTCAGGCCGCACGAAGCCCCGCCACTCCAACAGGTTGTTGTAGTAGATATCCGCCCGCAAAAAGCGGTCGGTGAACGAGCTGGTAATGACTGGCTCGAACAAATCGGTATCCACCAGGAAATTCAGCTTTACTTCCGAGCCGATGACTGGCGGAATGTCACCCTGGCCGCCAAGCGCGCTGTTCAGGCCATCCGAGCTGTATTCGACCGGCGTGCCGGCCAGGCATAAATCATCCGCCGCGCCGGTGTAGCCTCGCTGCCACAGCTCCAGCCGCAGGGGGGTGCTATACAGGTCGTCGTAGTCCAACTGCCAGCGCTTGCCGTAACGGTTTTGCAGCAGCACTGGCACTACCAGCACCTTGCCTTGCGTGTCTGTTATGGTTACGTCGTAGCTGCCGGCCGCCAGCCCGTCGAACAGGCCCGTGGCGTTCGTGACGGATGGAATAGGCGAGCCTGCCACGGTGCCGGTCAGCACGTAGGCCAGGGGGCCGTGCGAATAAGTCATTTCCACTACGATGCCGCCGTTTTGTTCGGCCGGCGTGTCGGGGTGGAAGTAAATGAGGTTGTGCAGGCTCAGGCGGCTATCCTGCGCGGTGGGGGTGTCTTCAAAGTAAATGAAGTCATTCACCGTGAAATTGCCGCTAGGCGTCGTGCCCTTGGCATAGGCCCGCCGCCAGGTTGCGCCATTGTTGACGAGGTAGCCGTCAATGAGCGTCCCAGCCGGGGCAGTGTAGGTGCTCGGGGCCTTGCCGTTGTAGTTGTAGAGCACCAGCCCCAGGGCGTTGTAGCTCCATTGAATGGTGGCCGTCACAACTGCCGTGGCATTCTCGTAGAGCAAGGTAGCCCGGCCCTTCCCCGAGTCCACGCCCACCGTCAGCGTATCCACGTCCGTACGATTGAGCGCGTCCGTTACGACTACCCCGTACTGGCCATCGGGCAGGTTGTAAAACCGCTGCGGGAATAGCTCCGAGACGCTGGTTGCCGTCCGGGAGTAGCCAGCGGCGGCGCCCGTCGAGCCCGTCAGGGTAATGCGGTAGGGCGGCTGGCCGTACTGCCCGGTAATATCCACGCACGCATCCGAAGCGCCCGACGCGCTGACGTAGGCCGGCAGCAAGCCCAGTTTGACGTTGAGGTTGTTGAGAATGACACCCGCCGTTTTCCGGGTGTACCAGCTGCCGTTGCCGTCGTAGTAGACGGTCATCGTTTTCCCCGGCGCGTAGGCGAACTGCGAAAACGAGGCGTCTTTCACCATCTCGAAGCGCGGCGTGTTGGTCTGCGCGTCGGCCTGGGTGGTGTAGGGCTTGCGGTCTACGTCGTCGTAGAACTCGGAAACTTTGGTAAACGGGGCCACCGCGCCAGCGGCGTTGGTAATGAATTGCTCACGGAGAAGAATGAGGGCCACGCCTCAAATTTGGCCGCTTTAGGGAGGTAGGCAGGGGGCGCGGGCCGACAACCGCGCTACAACTCCCGTAGGGTTTGCGGCGAGAGTGCTATATTGCTAGCTCACTTACCCTTCATCTCTATGCGCAAACTTTTTCTTGCCCTGACTATTACCGCACTCTCCGCCTGCGGCACCGGGGGCGACCCAAGCCCTTCAACTAGTAAATGCGGGTGCAGTAAGTACAATAAATCTGATTGTGGCCTGAATGGCTGCACGTGGACAACTGGTAAAGGCTGCGGCTGTTAATATTCAAAGCCCCGACTCGCATTGAGTCGGGGCTTTTTCGTAGCTTGGAGGCATGAAAACGCTACTACTGGCTGGGTTGCTACTTTCTGGGTCACCAAGTATCGCGCAGAAAGCTTATGAGGGACCTGAATTATCCGTTCCGCCCAAGCGGGCAGGCTCAATAATTATACACACAACCGATAGCGCCAACATTGCTTATAAAAAAGCAGGGGCTGGCCTATTGGCCGCAGGATGCGCTATAAATAAGTCTGATAAAGAACTGCTATTTGTGAGCAGTATGCCCAAGCCACTAAAAAATGGGGTTTATCTGACTTGTCAGTTTTCTATCGTGCCAACCGCCGCTGGTAGCGATATTACTTATCGCGGCACTTTTACTTGGAACTCAGCCGTGACACAAATGGCAAATATTCAGGACAGAATATTGCCTGTCCTCTATCCTGGCCAAAGCAGCGGGCCTGTAGGCATAGCCTGGTCTGAATTACAGTCTATTGCCACGAAATCCTTTGCAGGGTGTAATATTGGCTACAAATAGCCTTATAGAGTGCGCTCGCTACGATATTGCTGGCTTCGAAGCACAGCCACTAAGTCTTGGCCGCGGCCCTTTATTTCTCCAGTGACTACAATCTGCAATTTTTGCTGATTTAAGCCAGTCGTGCTGTTATAATTTGTTTGAGGCTGAGAAGCTAGCGAGCTTCCCGCACCCCCTCGAAGAGAAGCTGCGCCTGCACGCGCCACGCCACTAGCTATAAGTAGGCCGGTGCCCGCTGCGATTTTCAACGCTCCAAGCGTTTGCCCGCCTGGGAGAAGCACCTCTGCAAGGCCGTCTGCTATTAACAATTTGCCCTTTTTCGAGGCATAATCAGCTAGCACGTCAATTAATCCGCTGAGTGCGGCGGCCAGCACATCCGAGCCATTGCCTAAAGCACCACCAATGCTATCACCCAAAGAGCCAAAGCCATTAGACAGCGTATCAGTAAGCAGTTTTGCATTATCCGATTCTGTTTGATAAGCGCGCAGGTCTTTGGTCGCCTTTTGAACCTCTGGGCTTAGTGGTCCATAGCCCCGCTCGCGCAAGTCCTGCAAATATTCGCGTGCAGCCTGCACCTTTGCATTCCCGGCATCAAAGCCATTGAATAGCGCACCCAAAGTACCACCAAATGACAAAGCAACTTGGTTTGTGTCGCGTATGGCTTTGCCATACTTGGCAAGTGGCTCTCCGAGCCCTGCCGTATTGAATCCTACAGCCTTCGCCGCATCCAGCAGCCCATCGGCTAATGTGCCTTTGAAGCTAGGATTAATAATCGGTTTTATTTCAAGGTGCAATGGCAACTCAATCGGCTTATTGGCATACTCCCCTAATAGCCGAGCCACATCTTTAGGTAGTGTGTCGCCTATCGTAGTGGGCAGCAGCCCGGTAAGCTTCGCCTGGGTACTACCTATCCCCCCAACCGCGCCTTTCAATTTATCCGCTGCTTGGCTTGTGCGCACTAAGTCACCAGCGAAGCCCTGAAATGCTTTGGAGCTTGTGCTAACGCCGTTATCCACTAGCATTTTAAGCCCCTGGGTTAACGCCGCGCTGCGGCGGTCAAGCACCTCAATCTGGCTAGGTGCGTCGCCTAGTAACTTATCTAGCGCGGTCAGGCGGCTAAGCTCAAGCCGCAATTTTGCGATTGCATCAAAAGCCTTTTGTCCTGCCTTATCTACCCCCTCAAGCTCGGCTATTTGTTTCTTATAGCTATCAATCAGCTTATTGTCTGCAAAAACAGCCTTCCTAGTCGTTTCTAACTCGCGTTGGTCGGTAACATCTTTTAGCTTAATGCGTAGCGCCTCAAGCAAACCAAGCTGCACTGTAGCGCCTCCGTTTTGGGCGTAGAAGTTGGCCTGAAACTTTTTATAAGTCTCATTAAATAAGGTATAATCCTTATTTGTGCCATTCACTGTACCACCTAGCTGAGCTACTATTTTTTGCTGTGCGGATAGAGACGCGCTTACGCTTTCGAGTTGGCCCCGAAACTCGATAAGCTCTTTTGTACCTGGCGCATACCCCGTTTTATCGTCAGCATTATACCTGAACTGTCCAGTGGCATTGAACCCGTCCCGAATCCGAATAAGGTTCGCATATTGCTTTTCAAGGTCGGCTAGCTTTTGCTGCTGCGCCGGTAGGCTTTTTAGAGCAATGGCCTTTTCAAGCCCCTGGTTAGCTGCAATTAGCTCACGCGCCTTGCCCGTTGCCAGCCCCAAATAGTTGCCGTAGTTATCTAACCCTTGCCCAGCGGCAGGCATAGCGGCCGTTACCTTTTCGATGATGGCCTTTAATTCGGCTTGCTCGGCAGTGGTGAGGATAGATTTTGCCCGCAGTTGGTCGTAGCGGCCAAGCAGTGGGCTAACTTCCGACGTTAGCTTGCGCGTTGCCTCTGCTTGCTCTAAATAGCTATCGTAGGCCCGGCTATTAGCTGTTGCCACGTAGTAGGTGCCTGCTGCCAGTGCGGCCAGCGCGGCCACTGCTAACCCAACGGGGCCTGTTGCCAATGTTAGGCCCGCCCCCAATACCTCTAACGCGCCGCCTAACGCCTCAAAACCAGCAATTACGGCGGGCAGGGCAGCCCCAATACTCCCCACGGCGATAAGTATAGGGCCAGCGGCGGCGGCGATACCAGCAAAACCAAAAATCAGCTTTTGGGTCCCAGGGTCGAGCGCGGCGAATTTATCCGCCAGCCCTTCGATGAACTCGCCTGCTCGGTTGGCAACGCCTGAGAGGTCAAATAGCTTGTCGGCGATGAGACCGACCTTAGAGCCGGCCAACGTCAAACTGTCACTGATATTCTCGCCCGCGATAGCCAGCCCGCCAGTTACTTTCGGTAGCTTGGCTAGCTCATCGGTCAGTGTAGCGATAAAGTCGGTGCTGCTTTTGCCCTGAGCCTGCAGCGACTTGCTGATGGTTTCGCTGTCTACTGTGTCGTAAAGCTTGCGCAAGGCTGTGGCTACGCTTGGTGCGGCCTCAATAATGGGTCGTAAATCCTGCGCCAACACCTTGCCCTTGGCCGACAGCTGGCCTAGCTGCACTGTCACTCGGTCTAATTCGCTTTTGCCGCCTCCAGTGGTGGCAATGGCGTTGCCGAACGCAAGCAGCGCCCGCTTTGAGAGGTCTGCGCTGAGCCCCACGGCGCGCAGCCGTATATCGCCCTGAATGGCTTCTGTAAAGCCTAAGCCTGGCAACTTGGCTACTTCCCGGAGTTCTTTTAGGCGATTCTGTGTGTCAGCGGCGGCCTGTGCAATGCCTTGCAATCCGGTTACGCCCTGCTCGCCTAACTGCTGCTGCGTAACGGCTTGCAGGCCCCGGGTGAGGCTATCGACTTTAGCGGCGGCAATAATTGCCCCGGTAGCAAGGCCGGCTAATGGCAGAGTTACGTAAGTAGTAAGATTGCCGCCTGCCGTTTTCAGACCTTCCCCCAAGCGGCCAATGCCTTCATTTAGCGGCTTTACGGCCCTGTCAAAGGCTGCGAACGATGAAACCAGCCCGCCGTTGATGCTGGTGCTTGCTCGGCTGGCTACGTCACTCAGATTGCCAAGGCTGCCGCCGACATTGCCAGCAGCTTCAGCAGCTAGCTGGCTGGCAGAAACAAACTTGCCATAACCATCACGGATGCGGCCGCTAGCATCCGTAATCCGTTGGGCTGATTTGTCAACCGCTGTACCGATTTGCCCCATTGAGGCAGAAGCGCCGTTGGCAGCGCTAGCGGCGGCCGTTTCAATGCCCCCAATAGCCGCCACGGCCCGATTAAAGCCGGCTTCGTTTACCTCGGCCCCAATAAGTACGGCCAAGTCGCCGAGCGTGGTAGACATAGGAGTTAGTCGGTTGGCGCAGCCCAGCGAAGGCCAGCGCGCGTGGCGTGATTTTTAATGCGCTCCCAGAAGCTAACAGGGGGTGGGGGTGGCGGGGGCGGGTCAATTAGCGGTAGGCTGCGGTACTCCGCTTCCGTTTTGCCCTTGGGCGTAGTGGCAAAGCCTTGCATGGCGTTGTAGACCTGCGTGGCCACCATCCGGTGCCCGGCTAGTGCCTGCTGCTCTTGGTAGCGGTGGTGGTAAAGCAAATCGTCATAGTCTGGCCAAGCCAGCCGCCAGAACTCATCTGGCAGCAAGCCAAGCACCGCTACGGCTTCATGCAGCGTGGCGGCCCAACTTATGCCGTAGGAATCTCGCCCCGGCTCGCGCTCATCACTGTCGCTGTCGGGGCTAGGGCGTTTCCCGCCCGCTTCGCTTGGCGGTCAAGCTTTTGCGTTAGCATTGCGTAGTGAACGGCGAAGGGCTTCGCTGCCTCTTGCAACGCCAACTCATCTTCCCCATTTTCGGCGTCGTCAATCCACCCCATTACATCCTCCACCGTGAAATCAACCGGCCGCTTAAGGCGGCGTACGCCAGCGGCTAGCGCAGAATAGAGAAAGTGGGCGTTTTCGGTGGGCGTGAGCGCCTTGCGTCCAGCGGGCTCAAATAGCTCGTTCTTTTCGCGGGCTTGCTGGGCATAGAATTGGTTTACCCCAATCTGCGTGAACAGTTGGTGGTAATCCTGCAAATCAAATCCAGCTGGAGCCAGTTCGCAGAAGATTGCTGTTTGCAGGGTGCCGATATGGAAGGGCCGAATGGCCCCTCCAATCTGCATAGTTTGCTCACCCGTGATGATGTTGCTCATTACTAGGCGGGAATGGGCAGCACATCGGCTGCTTGCAGCGTGTACTTTTCGAGCGGGCCATTGCCGGTCAGGTCAGCCGACCACGTAACGTTGCCAGTGTCGGGCTTGCTGAGCGTCCAGTTGCTGACGAATGCCTTGCCCTTATAGCGGACGCTGCCAGTGGTATTTAGGCCGTACTCAATGTCGATTTCCGAGCCCGAATCAATAGCATCGAACACATCATCGCCACTCACGTTGAGCGGTGCGCTGGTCGAGTCAAACTCACGGTAAATGGCGCTCACGTTGGCAGTCCAGCTTTTGATGCCAGCAGAGCCCTGCGACCAACCGCCTGATGCGGTGCAGGTAGCGGCATCAATAGCTTGGGTTACAGTAAGGGTGGTGGCCTGAGCGCAGCCAATCACGATGCCGTTGAAGGCAAAAATTACGTCCTTCGCGTTTACAATGGAAGTCATTGGCGTAAGAAATTAGAAGTTTAAAATCAGTGAATAGCCCGCAACCGCTGGGCATTGATAGCCCGCAGCGCACTCCCACCCGATACTGCCCCGTGGTAGTACACATCCCATCGGAAGCGAATAAGCCGCCGCACGGCCGCCAATTTCCCATCGGTTTCATCGAGTGTCTGAAGGCTGGGCTCGAAGGTGGCCGGGCCGCAATCGAAGCCGGGCAGCAAAAGCCGCTGGTCTTCGAGGCGGTCGGTAATCTGGTCTAGCAGTTCGTCGCTGGGCTCGCTACTGACAAAGCCGGGTTGGAACTGCGTGATGATGTCGATAAGCGCCGTGCAGCTCCAACCCCGGCAGCCAACCGAGCCGGGCAGCTTGCTATGGGTAGGCTGCTGCAACAGCACGTAGTGGCCAGCCTCGGGCTTCGGCAGGTGCTCAAATACCGGTACATCCACGCCGGCCACAGTCAGCGCGGGGCTGGCCAGGCGGGTGTAGAGGGCGGGGGAGAGGTATTTGAGCGGGTTCACTAAAACAGTTTTAGATTACGTTTCATATTCGCCAGGAAGGCCGCCCGGTTCTTTTCATAAGCCGGGAACAAGAAGGGTTGCGCCCGGTGCCGCCTCGTCCCAAATTCTTGCGCGGGGGCGTAGCTCACGTTTGTATAAACCACTGCCGAGAGCCCGTTGGGGGCTATTTCGGCATGTATTGAGGCCCGCAGCCGGCCGGTATCAACCGGCGCAAGCAGCTTGGCATCCGTTTCAATCAGCAGCGCGGTTTCAGCTATCGTTTGTTGCACGCCAGCCCTTACCCGAGGAATCAGCAGTTTGGCCTTATCGAGCAGGTTATTGATTCCTCTCAACTCAACACTGACACTATTTGCCACTGCTGAAGCAGGTTAGCTTGTGAAATTCGTTGCTGGTGTCGCTCTGCACGCGCTGAATGTTGAATGTGTCCGCTTTCCACCGCACCTTCTGGCCGACTGCCACCGGATGGTGGCGTATCGTGATTTCGTAGGCCGTGGGGTTGTTGGTCTGGCCTAATTCGAGCAGTTCACGCCCGGATAGCGGCCGGACTTTCGCCCACAACTTGGTTTCGGTGTCGGCTTGCGTGCTGGGCTTTTGGCCGCCGCGCCCGTCCGAGACGGCTTTGCCAGGCGTGAGCAGCGTAATGCGCTGGTCGAGGTCGCCGGAATTGAGGCGGCCCATTACTCCCCGAGCACGGTTACCCGCGCCTCAGCTAGCGTGACCTTCCAACTCACCGGCAGCTCGCTAATGACCGCCACGCCGGATACCGTCGTTTCCCGGTTTCGGTACCATTCGCCCGCAATCTCCAAAATGGCCCGTTTGACCATATTCGCATACTGCGTATCCCCTGTCGTATCCGCTACGACCGTGAAGGTCTGCTGCATCGCCACGCCCCAGGGCATCTGCCGGTTGGTGCTGATACCCTTGCGGTATTCCTCGAAGTCAAAAGCCGCCAGCGTCGCCAGCGAAGCAAAGAACCCGCTCACACTTACCGCCGTAGCCCCCGAAGGGAGCAGATACCCTTCGCCTAGCTCGTAGGTAAGGGCCAGTTGCTGCGCTCCGTAGTAGCGTCCGGTATAGGCTTCCACCTTTTCGCGGGCGCCACTCAGGTACAGTTGCAGCAGGTCCAATTCTGCCCACAGCGCCGGGTCGGCGTTGGTGGGCATGGTGTTTGGGGTGGCTACATGGGCCGCTACCAGCGTCGCGTCAATATCGGCCCGCACATGCGCTACTAGCAAGCCCAATTTAACGGGCTCACTGGCAGGGGAGGGGGGCGTTATGACACGGGCGGTGGGCATGGGCTACTTGGTTTCGGACGGGCCGGTGGGCTTGGTATCGCGGGCGGTTCCCTTCTTATCTTCTTTCAGGGTGTCGCGGGTAAGCGGCTTTGCGGCACCCGGCTTCGGGTCGGGCGGCAGTGCCTCAGCATCAGCGGCGGCCTCTTTTGCCAACTCCTTGCTGATATACTGGCGGCCTTGCGCATCGCTCATTTCGACTACTTGGCCTGCGCGGCCCACCCCGTTATGCGGAGTGAGCACGTCTTTTAGCAGTTCAACTTTCATCGCTTAGGAGGCTAGGTCGGTTTTAGCTGTAGCGAAATTGCCATACACGAACGCATCGGGGCGGTACACCGCGAAGGCGTGGCGCTCTTCCACGCGAATCGTGATGAGGTTGCGCACCACGTTGTCGCGGTCTTGGTCGAACATTTCGATTTCCAGGCCTTGGCGCTGGAACAACTGGCAGCCCAAGGCCATATCGCCAGTCAGGAAGTTGCCTTTCAGCTGCGCCAGCGTCGAGGTGGCGTAGCGCACCGAGCCGATGTAGCCATCGCGCATTTCGGGGAACAGGTAGCGGTTCTGGCTGTCCTTGGCGTGCAGCATCAGGTACTCATCCACCGGGTGAATCACAATGCCCGTGGGGAAGTACTCGGCAATCTGCGCTTGCAGAATGGCCGCGCCTAACACGTCGTAGTTGTTCGGGGCTGCTACAATGAGCGTCGGGTCGGCAGCGAATGGTGAGGCCACGGTGGCCAGGCCGGTGAGCTGGCCGTTGGTGCCCGAGCCGTAAATCACATTCAGTTCTTTCACTAGACGCATTTTCTGCGGAGCACGCGCCGAAATGTAGCCAACTAGCGCGGGCAAATCGTCCAGCAGCTGCTTGGCAATGCGCATGGTGGTGGCCAGCGTCTCCACGGGGGCCGTGATTTGCTGGAGCGCCAAGTCGTCTTCAGGCTTCAGCGCGCCCTCTGCCACGTAGGCAGCGTTCGAGTTGTACGACGATTCACGCAGGTACGTAATCGCGTTGCTGCTGGTGGGGGCCACCGGAATCATGTCCAGCAGCGTGGTGCGCCGCAGATTGGAGGCAATGATGCCGGGGACGTATTGCGGCTGGATGGTGGTGCCGGGGGCTACGCCCGTGGTCAGCATGGTGGCCTTTTGCTGCAAGGCGTCGGCTGACTTTACCTCGTCCAGTTTGAAGGTGGCGCGGCCCTTGCCGTTTTTGCGCAGTTCGGCAAAAGCAGTGTTGCTTTCGAGCGCTTCGCGCAGCAGGTCGCCGGGCATCTTCTGCTCCTGCATGATGCTGCGGTCGCCTTTGTTGCGGGCAACTTCAGCGGCGAGGTCATCGATGTGTTTTTGCTGGTCTTGGTAAGACTTTACCAGCTTCTGAATCTCGCTGGTGTTGTCTTTGCCGATTTTCTCGCCAGCCTCAGCTTTGGCGTTCACTGCATTGACCTTATCGTCAATCTGCTTGCCGGTGTCGGCTAGTGCGGTTTTAAATTCCGCCAATTGCTTTTCAGCGTCCATAATGGATTAAGCGTGTAGAATTGTGAGGTTTTTGGTAAAAGCCTCCGCCAGTTCTTTGCCGCTCGGCTCCACCACGGCCTCGGAGTGGCTTTGTGCCGGCTCCTGCTTGGCAGGGAGTGAAATCAGTCCTTTGTAGGCGGTTTGCAGGGAGTCAGCCTCTGCCTGTAAATGCTCGTAAGTCGAATCCAGTAGGTTGCCGGTCCGCAGGGCTTTGAATAGCTTGCCCATGCGCGCATTAAGTGCATCCACGGCCACTACGACCTGTTGTTGGGTGGCTACTTGGCCGGGGTCAAATCCTTTTATACCTACCAAGGGCGTATCAGCGTTGGCCCCCCACGTCACAGAAGACACCTCCCACAGCTTCACTTCCGTAAGGCGGCGCACCGGGTTTTCGGGGTCGGTGTTGTCAATTTCGCTCTTTACCGTGCGGTAGCCGATACTGTGCTCGAACAAGTCGAGTTGGTAAAGGGCCAGCGCATCGTTAGCTTGCTCGGTATCGGCCAAAACGGAGGTACACAGCAGCCCTTTGCTATCTTCAATAAGTTCGGTGAACTTGCCGATGATAGCGTAGGTGTCGTGTTGCAGCAGGTGCTTAATGCGCGGCTGCACACTAGCCGGGCCGTTCTCCTGAATGGATTTCTTGAACGCGCCTGGCATGATAATATCGCCGTCGCTGTCTTCGTTGCCGAAGGCGCTGCCGTAGAATTGCACGGTTCGCCCGCTAGGGTCGATGTCCTTGATGGATAGAAACGGGCGGCTGAGCTTCATGTCCCAAAGTTTCTCCCAGCCACCCCCAAACTCGCCGCGCCCGCCCAAGAACCGCGCTACAACTCCCGTAGGCGCGCTTTTGGGGCACAAAAAAGCCCCGCCGATATGGCGAGGCTTTGGTTGGTATTAGCACACCACATGCTAATACCGCATCCCCCAGAAAGGATGTGCAAATATGATTCAATTACTCAACAACCCCTCGAAGAAGCAGCGCCACACACGCACGCCACTCGGATACCGGCCGGCCGTTCCGATTTGCAGACCAGGCAGGCGGGCCTTGTGCGGCTTCTTGCCGTAGGCGATAAACCAGATATGGTTTGGCCAGGTGTGGGCGGCGGGGCGGCTAGGCATCGCTAGGGCACCAAGAAGGCATTTTCCGCCACGTAGGCAATTAGTGCCGCTGGGCTTTTAATCTCCTTGGCTGGCACAAGCAAGGCCATTGTTTTTTGCTTTCCGTCTACTGTGCTTATACCGATGGCTTCTACCTCAATATGCTCCATTTTAGGCGGATTACATACTTGCTCGGGCATGGGTATTGCGACGGTTATATTCCCCAGGGTGATGCTATGCTTTGCCATACTACGTGAAGATACGCCACCTAAGCGGCTGGTGAGGCGGGTGCTAAGAAACTTCTAGTCCGAGCACAGTCCCTAATAGCTGTGCTGCAAGACATGTCATGCTAGCATCTTGCAGGGTTGTGCGGCTTAGCGCAGGCTCACTGCCGCCAACGCTGACATAGACAAGTATTTGGTCTATTTCCAATAGCGCCTTACCGGCATCGCCAGCAGGTGTGCAGAAGTATAGCTCACGGCCATCTGAGCAGCATATTTTTTTACCCTCTAGCTCTTCGCGTGTCATACTGCAATATACGCTAGATTATTGGTTTTCTGAAGCCTACGCTGCACCGGCAGTTGCACCTTTCACCAGCTGGCAAAATAGGGTCGCCTGGGTAGCGGCACGGATACCCACCAACAGTAAACATGCCACCCTGCAATGGCGCGCCCTGCCCATCGGCCGCTGCGTGCTCGGGCCTGGTCCTGCCGTCAGGGGTAGCTATCCAAAACTTCTCCAAACGCAGCCCCGTTGCCTCAGCCCCTAGCGTGCTACCGTAGTTGGATGCGCTGACCAACTCCGTCCGCACAATGCGCTTGCTCCGCACTACCGAGAACGCCGCCACCTCGTCGCGCAGCTTCTTGGCCGCTACGGCTACCCCGTCGCCGGCTGCCGCGGCTTGCTGGAGCACGGCCTTCACCTTCTTGCGGGTGGTTTCGGTGATGCGCCGCACCGACTCCGCGCCTTCGCCCGTGATGAAGCCACGTAGTCGCGCCCCCCACTGGCTGACGAGCGCCACCGGAGCCAGGGCCTTCACGGCGGGCGTCAGGCTGTTGTAGGTGATGCGCGCCTCCGCTAACCCGCAGTCCACGTACAGCGCCACGAGTACGGTGATTACCTCCTTGCTCGTGACGCCAGCCGCCGCTAGCTCGGGTGAGGCTCCGGCTTCGTGCAGAGCCAGGGCGGGCGCTACCGATAGTTGGAGGGCGCGGCGCATCTTCTTGGCGTAGCGGGGCACGAGGGCTTCTTGGCGGGCGCGGGTGGCGTGGTAGGCGTCGAGCGTACTCATAACTTAGCTCGGCTCCCCGGTCGCCGCCGCATCAGCTGGCACCCCGGCCGTTAGTTCGTCGGAGCCTACTAGCGTAGAGGGGACCATGTACTCGGGCCCGGGCCAGTTGGCGGGCTCTCCCATGATGGTTTGCTTGCGCTTTACCGGAATCCACCACGCCAGCCCCAGGCCCTCGGCTTGCGCTTTGCGGTCGGCTTGTAACTCAGGAATGTCAGTAGTGATAATATCCAGGAACGCGCCATCGGTGTAGCCGGGCGTGACGAAGCGGTTCAATCCGTCCCGGATGCGGCGCAGCAGCGGCAGTACGGCATCGGTGTAGGCGGCCTTGCGGGCCTCGCTGACATTATTGTAGGTACTGGCCTCTTTGTCGTTCAGAAGCTCAGCCGGGTAGCCGAACCCACTGCACAGCTGGCGGGTGGTGACTTGCAGCGCCTCCAATACCGAGAGGTCGGCCGCCGACAGCCCCAACTTGACATAGCCTAATTTGCCCCCCACAATTGGCAGCTCAGTATCGCGCCGGCCACCATTGAAAAAGCTATTGAAATAGCTGCGCACGCGCCCCGTCTGGTCGGGGCTCCACGGCTCTCCATCGCTTTCATCGAACAGCACCCCGGCCGGCCCTTGGTTCTGGAACTGCCGCACCTGGGCGCTCATGCCACTATCGGCGGCTGTCACCATCTTCACCATTGCCTGCAACGGCGAAAGCCCTAGCACGCCGCTATCGGGATGCCAGTACTTGATGTGGGTAATGTCTTCTGGCTCATACTTGACAGGCACGCCGTTGTTTTCTTTGAACTGGTAGCCCTTCACCGAATCAATCCAGCGGTCACCGGCTATCGGGGCGGTGCGGTCGGCTGGCAGCCAGTACAATTCGGCTACCTGGCTTTTTTTCGAGCCAGCTGCTGGGATGATACCCAGCCCGTAGGAGTTGCCGCGCAGTAGCAGGTTGCCGGCCAGGGCCTCTATTAAGTCGGCCCACGATTCGCGGGGGTTGGGCTTCCATAGCAGGCTGTTAAGCGGGTGGTTCGCGCTCACTAATTCGGCCCGCTCGTCTTTCTTGCCCGGCAGGAACGCGCCCCAGGGCACATCGTTGGCCTTGCGCAGAATGGAACTAATGATGAGGTATACTACGCCCTGGTACTGGTCCTTGCTCAACGCCTGGTCGAAATTGAGCCACGTCGGACCGTTGGCCCCGGTATAGGTGAAGCCAGTAGGCAACGTACGCCCTATACTATCCACTTGCAGCGCCTTGAGTAGCGGCGCATCGTAGGCGGCGCGGGCGCGGCCTAGCGTGGCGGCGGCTTTTTCTAGTAAGCTCAGATTACCCATCGTTGTTTCTTTTGTTCAAGTGGCTGGTGCCGCCGAATGGCCTGCGTGAGCAAGTCGGCGCTTTCGTCGTGGGCGGCGTTGGGGAAGGCGCTCAGCTCTTCCACAAAGGGCGTGTTCCAGTTGCCATCGATGAGCACTACCCGCAGCGATTCCGCGAAGGGGGCGGCGGCGTTGACGCGCTCCATTTTGGAACCTACCGGGGTAGGCGCTTCGGCCACGTTGAGCTTTGTGCTTTCGCGGATAATCTGCACCGTGCTTTTGCCGTTGGCCTTGGGCTCAATGTAGAGCATACTGTCCGCCGTGTAGCCGTGCTTTTGTACGAACTCTGGCAGGTGGCGACACAGTGGGCCCATTTCCAAACGCACCCACTCCACGTAGCGGATGTAGAGTGTATTACCCACGTAGGCCGAGGACATGATGCCGGTAGGGTCGTTCTTTTGGTCAGCTGTGAAAGCAGTATCGGCATCGAACTGCCATACCACCTTCTGGCCGTTGGTAAGCGTTAGGAAGTCCGGCCAGCTAATCTTGTGGAACCACGTCTTTTTGAGCTTCCCGCCGCCCTCGGGGCTCGGACGCTGCTGAATCTGGCCCGCATAGCCGTAGCTGCCCAGGTCTTCTTTCAGCCGATTCAGGGCCTGCAAGTCGAGTCGGTTAGCGTCGAGTAGGCCGTCCACATAATAATCGCGTGCCTCTGCGGGGCGTACGTCGTCGCTCAAAAAGCCGGGCAGGCAGATGTGGCGCAGCTGCTTCTTGCCCGCCAGCCAAGTGCCGGCCGGGTCGGCTTCGTGCAGGCGCTGCATCACCATGATGGTGACACTGCGCTTCTTATTGGTTTTGCGCGTGCTGAGCGTCTTCGATACGAAGCGGTTAGCCCGAAAACGGGTAGCCTCGGACTCCGATTCTTCCGGGTTTATTGGGTCGTCCACAATGATGAAATCACCGTGCATACCCGTTACCCGGCCCCCGGTAGAAGTAGTGAAGCGTTGGCCTTTTTCCGTGTTGCGGTAAGCGGTTTTCCCACCTTCGTCGTGTTTTATTTGGATTAAACCGGGAAAGACGGCCTTGAACTTGTCGGATGTGATGCAGTCCCTGGTTTTGACAGCGTGCGCCGTGCTCAGGTCGGCGGCGTAGGAGCTGCTGATAACGCGCACGGTGGCGTTCTTTACCCACAGCCAGGCCGGAAACAGCTGGGTTACGGTCGTACTCTTGCTGCTGCCGGGGGGCACGTTGATAAGCACGTCGGCCTGGCTTTCGCCCCTGGCCCACGCCTCATACACCTCTTGCAATTGGTCGCAAATGAATTCAATGTGCCAGTTGGGCACGAGGTCGGCGGCTTCGATAGTTTCCCAGAACTCAAGGAAAAAGTCATAGAAGCGGCGGCGGCACAGGGCAGCTACTAGTTGCTGCTCAGTAGGCAGGCCCGCTAGAATATCAATGGCGCTCACGTATCCTGGCCCTCCGTGCCGGCTAGCTTGCGGCGCACTGCCAGAATAGCCAGCAGGTCTTCACGCGATAAGTTATCGGTGTTCGGCGGGGGCACGAGCGGCGCGCCATCCTTGCCAGTCAATTCTTTCCGCTGCTTGTACAGGTCGGGCTTGTGGGCTTCTAGCAGGCGCAGAAGAACCGTGTCGCTGCCTACGTGCTCGTAGTAGGGCTCACCCGTAACCGGGTGCATTATCGGTTCGCCCGTCTTGGTAAACCTGTACTGAATATCGGCAAACTTGGCACGATTCCAAGCCCTTTCTTCTAGTCCTTCAACTGCTATTTTTAGTGCCTCATCCCAGTCAGCAGCAAAACTAGGGTCATTAGCGCGGCACTCATAGCAGTATTGCCGGTTCACTTCCGCCGCCCGCGCCGCCGCGCTCACGTTGCTATTTTCAGACAGCGCCTTAATGAAAGCAGCCCGCCAAGTGGCGAGCGGCTGTTGCGCGGGTGTTGGAGTGTCGGGTTTTGTCGGGTCCACGCCCCGAAATTGCCCCGGGCCCGCACCCGGCTGTGGCCCATCCACCCGATACCGCGCTACAACTCCCGTAGCAACTGGTAGTAGCCGGGATGGCCGGGCACTTCCAGCGCCAAGCGAAAGCGCAGCAGGCCCACCGCTTCATTGGTATTGCTTACCGCCGCCAACCCGCCCCGGCGGTCTTCGCCCTTGCCAGGCCGCCCGCCAGCACCTTCCAATACAGGTACCGGGCGCATGAAGTGAATTTTGCTTATTGGCTGTACCCGGAACTGCGCCCGCTCGGCATTGGGAATGCGATACCCAGCGCCTGGCTTGGGGTTCGTATCCAGATACCATTGCCCGCCGCGCTGGTGTGGCACTACCAAGAGTACCCGTTCGCACTCTTTCAGGGGGGGCAGCAGGGCGCGCAGCGCTTTAGATAGCTCGCAGATGGGCCCGCGCTCGTCATACCGCAGCGTCAACGTGGGCGGCAGGGCGGGCTTCGGGCGAGCGGGAACGGGTGGGGGCAAGGGTGTCGGCGGTACGACCGGCGCTTGCTGGGCTACTTCATAGAAGCTTCGGCTACCACCCTCGCGCAGGCCGGGGGCACCGTGGAAGCTTTGGGGGCCGTGGGTGGGTGGTTTCATGGGGTGGCGACTTCTTCGTGAAAAATCAAATCGCGCTGGGGTAGCCAGAGCGGAAAGCCAGCGGGCTCCTCGATGTAGCAGGCAAATTCCCCCGGGAACATTTCATCTTCGTCCATTTTCCAAGTCGCCCGCGCCACTACTTGCTGGCCTTGTTCGGGCGCGGGTTGGCGGTCGGGGGGCGTACTGTAGTTGACGGTGGCGCGGTAGGCTTTGTGGGAAATGGGTTGCAGGCTCATGGCGGGGCTATCGTTCACGCTCAGGCACTTCGCCTTCGAGCAAGGAGGTTTGGCAAAAGGTCCAGCTATCTACAATGGCCCACAGCTTCTTTTCACTGTCAGGTGATAGCGGCTCTGTGGCTAAGACGTGGCGGGCGGTGGCGGCGGCGCTTTGCAGATGGTCGTAGAGGGTGGCAATAGTTTCCTCGTTGACTAGGGTAGAGGAGAGGGGCATGGCTGGCGGGGCTACGTACTAGGTAGGGTGGGGAGGTCGATGCCTAAGCGGGTGGCGGCGGCGCATATTTCTTCGGGGCATAAATCACCGGAAGCGCGGGCGGTGTTTAGCATCCACTCAAAGGCGTTGGCTACCTGTTGGCGGAAGTCAATGAGGTCTTGCTGGGCGCGCATCAGCTTTAGCAGCCAAGCTTCGCGGTCGCCTAGTAATTCATTCACGGCGCGCTGACAGCCAGCGGGGTAAACTTCGGCATCACTGCCTATCTCGGCTACTCGTTCGGAGGAGAGCAAAACAGGTTGGTTTTCAGGCATAGCAGAGCGATTCAAAATGTTTAACTCATCCAAAGGCGGTCAATTCCAAGGTCAATAACCTGTTGGTTTTCAATACGAAATCTATGAGAATACCCAGATGCCGCATCGGTTACATGAAGGATGTACTCGTTGCCTTGGCGCTCAATGCTATGTAGCATATCCGAAGGACGTTCTCGCATGGAGTGGCTGGCAAAGTAGCCCATAAGCAACTGTAAGTGCTCGAAGGTGATGTACTTGTCAATAAAAGCGTGGTTGAACATATCGGCGGGGTGCGCCTTCTAGCGCTTGAGGGGAGGGCGAAAGACAGATTAGGGCATCACGCGACCGACTTGGCGCAGATACTCAACAGCTTTATCTTCAGTCATAAAACCAACTGCATTCTCAACAATTCGGCGCTCAGGGTGGTAGTTGTTGTCTGTGAGTGCATCGCCAACAAATTCTAGCCAGTCATCTTTAGTTAGACTGCTTTCGGGCAGGTATTCCAGGTCGGCGGCCGTCAACGAATCATCTTCAGTCATATCCTGAAGGTCGGCCAAGTGGTGGGGGCTATTGGCGTTCATCACGAAGGATTCGCCACCTTTTACACGGATTTTAACGGGGTCTTTCATGGCGGGGGCAGTGCTTCAAGCACCTGTAGAGACGGGGCGAAGGATTTGGGTGATTTGCGCCTGGGTGGAGGCGACTTTTTCGGCTAGTGTCATCTCAGAAGCGCGGCGCGGCTGGTCGGTGGCGTAGTCCCATTGCCAGAGTACATCACCTACTTTCATCTTGCCGTGGCGCTTGAGTATTTTTTGAAGTCCGGTCATGGCGGGGCTTATCTATCTGGTGGAGGGGGCGGACTAAACCTTGTTATTCAAGATGTTGCAACGGTCGCGGGCCTCGGCGTAGGCAGGCTCAGGGTTGGCCGTTTCACCCTTCACGCGCACGAGTATCTTGCCACGCTTCAGGCCGCTGGGCGGGATAGGGATACCCTGCCGCACCCGATAGCCCTTCTTGGCCTCCCACTCAAAAATGCCGAGCGTGAAGGTGGCCCACTTGTGGGACGGGTTGCGGTGTGGGGCGCATTCCCCATCGAAATCATACTTGCCCAACTCGGGCGTAACGGTGTGCTCAATTTTGCTCATGGCGGCGGGGCTTGGCTATAAAGGAGTGGAGGGCGGGGCGGCGGCGGGGGCTAAAACTTGAGCTTTTCGAGCTTGCCAATAGATTTTTGCAGGCTGGCTATCTTCTTCACGCGCAGCTCTTCGGCGTGGGCTGCGGCCGCTTCTTTGGTTAGGTGCCAGTCGGGCTTGTGGTAGATTTCATCCCACTGGTCGGGCACGCTTACCATCTCAGGAAAGCGTGCGTCCGCCTCAACCTCTTTCTCTTCAATGCCCGACGACAGGGCGTACTTGGTGACGAATACTTTCATGGCTTGGCGGTAAAAGCGTGAAGGGCCGCAGCGAGGGCTTCGGTGAGGCCGGGGGTATCGGGGCCGGTGATGACGTGGCGAGAGCGGCCGGGGTAGTGCTTGCCTGCTGCTCGGCTTAGGGCGTAGGGGCCGATTAAGTGCGTTTCGGGGTCGAGGAAGGCGGGGGCCGCTATCCGGTTTTCGGATAGCGGCTTTATTTCGCTTGTGCGGGCCTCAATTGGGGCGGGTGGCACAGGTGTAGGGGCGGTGGCTTTGCGGGGCGGGGCGGTCGGTTTCTGGCCCTCTGGCGAGAGCTTAGCCCCTGCGGCTAGTAGCTGGGCGCGGACTGCATCAGTCATGGCGCGCCAAAATTTCTTTCGCCTCCCGCAGCGCTTGGGCCTGCCCTTCGTTGTTTTCGATGTGCGGCCCAAGCTTTTCAGCAAGGAATAGGAACGAAGGATGGTTAACGTTGTACTGCCCGTTCATTTTGCTAGAATCCTTATTGGAGGTGATGACTACGAACCAGCGGGAGGTGAGCAAAAACCAAATAGCCCGAAGGCGGGAGCGCCAGAATACCCACTTAGGCAGCATGGCCCACCTCCTTCCCCGCACCGGCCGGCCCTTTCTCTACTACTAGGGAGGCCGCCGCGCTAACTTGCTCATATTCATACAAGAAATAATGTTCTTTCTTGTAGCGAAGGCGGTTAAAGGCAGGATTAGCAGCGAAGTGTGGGTGCCGGCGAAAGGCCACACTATCCCACCGGGTGCTTTCGCAGATAATCACCTGTTCAGTCGGGTCAGCTTTCTTCTGCCAGATGGAGCCCACGGCCGGGGCGCGCTCACGCAAAGCCTTCTGCTGGGCGGCGTTGGGGTGGCCCGCTCCTGCCCGCCACGGCTCGGTGCCGACCGTATGCTTGGCAGGGCAGCCTTGATTCCGGCACCGGGCAGCGAATGAGGGTAGGCCGCACCCGTGGCACTTCGGAGTAAAGCCAGGGTCGAACGGCAACTGCGAATCGGCCAGCGCGGGTGTCTCGTCTCCTACTAGGGTGGGGGCGGCGGCAGTTTTTCGCACGGGGGCAGTGCCAGGCAGTCGGTAATACTCGTGCCAGTCCTTGCTAGAAAGTGCCTGCATCATCTCTTCGGACTGCTCGAAGGTGATAATGCCATTCAAAGCAAGTTGCTGAATACAAACGCCGCTTTGCCCGGCGCGGTCAAGATTGGCAGCCGTCTCAGCTAATTCCTGCACCAGCGCCAACTTCTCTTTCTCCTGCTCGGCTAGTTCGGTCTGTAAGCCAGTAGCGCGGGCCTCGGCGGCGGCCAGGTCGGCTTTGGCCTTGTTCAGTTCGTTGCCCTGCTCTGTGATGAAGTTTTTCATGAACAGCCCGCCCTCAAACTGTTTCTTCTGGTCGGCTCGCAACTCAGCCAACTGGCTTTCTAGCTCAGAGAGGCGGCGGGCCTGCTCGTCATAGACTTTCAGCAGGGCGCGGCGGTCGGTCACGGCACCTTCTCTGCCGGGCGGAATGCGATTCCAGGGCGAACTGTCCCGGCGGCGGGCATTAGCCACCGCCTCTGGCTCGGCAACGGCGGGCGGTGTAGGAAACAAGGCGGCTGGCTGCTGGTTCATAAGGCATTAAAGTTAATGATTATAAATTGATTGTGCAACTTATTTCACATGATTTTCGCGGCGGCTACTTCCCTATAGGGAGAGGGGCGGCGCTAAGCTGACTCAATCATCTTAACTATTTCTTCTACAGCTTCTTCGCACTGCCTTAGTGTTTCAAATAGTAGGCCAGCGACGCATTCCACTTGCATCACGCGGCGACCATCGGGCAACTCCTGCACAAAGGCAGCCAGCGCGGGGTTGTCAATCATTTGCTGCACCTCTTGCAGCATTTCGGCTTGTTTTTCGGGAGTCATGGCGCGGCTTACTGGCTTAGTAGGGAAGTGGGGAGAGGGGCTAGGCGGCGTGCAGCACGTCATTGAGCAGGGATTGAAAGAGGGGCCAGCGGCCTTGGGGCAATTCATCTTCGTAGGCCATTGTGAGGGCAGGCCAGTTGCCTACCAGCCTGTTCCACGCTGAACTTGCCCCGCTCATAATGGCTATGTCGATTTCAGGCATGGCGTTCAACAGGCGGTAGCAGCGGCCAAAGTCGCCTGCGTCATGCGGGTGGCTGTAGTAGCCGTGGGCGGGTGGCAAACCCAGATAGCGGTGCCCAATGGCCTTGCTACTCATGCCAGTATCGTCCGTGAGTGCCCAGCGGGCTAGTCTTTTGTAAGCGTCCATAGTGAGTTGATTTAGAAGGCAAGGCCGGGCGCGGCGTACACGTTGGGTAGATAGGAGGGGAGCCGCCAGATTTAGATTTTCTCGTATCCTTCAAGCATAAAGGCCGAAAACTCATCGCCGCAGGGCTGCCCTTTCTTATCGAGCAGGTGAAAGCGGGGGCCGCCAGCGTCCGCCCCCACAACCAGGGCCAGCGGGCATACTCGGCCATCATAGCGGCCCTGCACGCGCACCTTGTCACCGGGGCGCAGGTCAGCGTTTATCAATTCGCGGGCCCCGATAAGCGCCCGCTGCTGGTCGGCTAGCGCTTTATGCTGAAGGCGGGCTTCTTCCACCTTCGGGCCCAAGTCGGCAATGGCAGCGCAGATTTCCCCGTAGGGCTTGGTTAAAAGTTCTTCGATGGTTTGCATGGCGGCGCTTCTTAGGGGTTATAAAGAGAGGGGGAGGGCTAGGCGGTGCCGTTGGGGGAGGCATCGAGGGCTAGCTCGTGCTCTATTTGCTTGTCTATGCTGGCCAGGCGGCGGGCGCAATCGTGCTCGACCTCGTGGCGCAATGCCTTTAGAGCAAGAAGCTTAGTGGAATAAAGCATAATCCCGCCAGTGCTAGCAAGGCCTAGCTCGGGGAGCTCATGTGCGCCGCGATAGCTTCGGTTCCGACTAGAGCAAGCCGGCTGAACCATTGTGCTGTAGGTATGGTAGGTATAGCCCCGCGACAACTTGTGCCCCTCCGTGGGCGGGGCCAGGTCGGGTGCTACTGGCGAAGTCCAGCTAAATGCTTTGGCGAGGCGAAGCTTTTGCTCCAGTTCATCGAAGGCGGCTTGTTCTTTCTTGTTCATGGGGCTGGGGAGTTAAAAGGGAAGCTGGGGGAGTTGAAGCAAATCAGAATACCTAGCGGCGCGGGCGGCTTCTAGGGCTAGGGTGCGGCCCCAAAGGCGGGGGCGTCGGGTAGGTTGTCGTAGAGGCCGGGCACTGGTGAGGCCGGCAGTCCAGCCGCGCCCCGGTCGCCCCGCAGGTAAGCAGCCTCTACCCGGTGGGCTTCCGCTTCGGCCTCGGTTTCGCGGTCGCTGGCAGTTTCGGCGGGCAGTGTTTTGGCTATCTGCGAGAGGTAGTGCAGCGTGCGGCGGTCGTTCACGACTTCGGTGGCCACGGCCGCAATAAATTCGTTTTCGGGGCCATCTAGTTGGCGGTATTGCTGCCAAGTGGCTTTCAGGTCAGCATCGCTCAGGGCGTCGAGTTGGGCACGGGCGTCGCCGTAGTGGGCGCCAAACTGCGGGTGCCGGCGCAAGTCGGACTTGATGGGCAGCTTCTCGGCTTTTTTCAGGGCCTCGTGTGCCTGAAAGGATTCATTGTCAATCTGGATTTCGCGGGCGGCGGCGTAGGCCTTGCACCACTCGTACATCGTGGGCGGGTCTAGCCGGTCGTAGGTCTTGCCCCAATTCTGCCGGACGCCTTCCCGCAGCACGTACAAAAACTCGTCAAAGCGCCAATCCCAATACAACTCCAGCAGCCCTTCGGCCAAGAAGGCCATTTGCAAATCGCTCATATTGCGCACCACGTTGAATTGGGCAGCGGTGAACAACAAGGCGTTGGTGAGAGCCTGACTGGCAGCAATCGCACCCTCTTCGCTTCTAGTGAGCGTCGAAACCTGGGGTGCCTCCTGTGCCCTGGCCGGGGTGAGTCCCCGTTGTTTGTCCAGTATCGCCAGCGCTACCTCCTGGCTGCTGGAATCGCCGGCTAGCAAGGGTGCCAGCCATTGCAACGGCATTGAGTGTTGGCTTCTGGCCACCGCCTGACTGCCCTGGGGCTGACTGCTGGGTTGAAGTGCGTTTTGCATCGGGTTTGTAGAGGTCTTTCCACCCTCCTCTGATGTTGTACTTGATAATTTCCAGCGCCTCGGCCTCGCTGCCTCCGGCTAGGTTGCCTAAGTGCTGTAGGGCTGCCTGCTCCTGCATTCCGCCGGTGAACTGCGGATGCTTTTGCTGTTCGCGGAAAGTGCGGTAGGCTATCCAGGCTTCGCGGAAGTCCGGTGTATCGAAGGGCAGCACCAGGGCCGGGTGTATCTCGGCCGGGTCGTAGCCCCAGCGCCCACCCTGATGACTAGTCATTGTGCCCGCCGCCCCTAGTGCGCGAAGCCTGGCATTTTCAGCTTCCAGCTCCACTATTTTTTTTTGCGCAGCAGTCAATTCGTCTTCTGCCTCAGCCAGCCCTTCACGCAGGCTTTGTAATTGGGCTTCTAGAATGGTCTTCTTTTGGTCTTCTCCTATTACGCGCGAGGCGTTTTGACTATAGTCAACTCCATTTTTGACTATAGTCAGTTCACCGTTTTGACTATAGTCAGTCTCGTTTTCGACTATAGTCAATTCTGTTTCGGGGCTACTTTTGACTATAGTCAATTCCGCTACGGCGGCCAGTTGCTGAGCTTCGTTGGCAGCTGCATAGCAGGCTCGCACAGCAGCCGTAGGGCATAGGTAGCGGCGGTTGGCCTCGGCGGGTACTATGCGCGTCGCCAGCAGCCCCCAAGAGGTCAGCGAGGCTACGGTGCGCGTCACGGTAGCCACCGACACGCCCAGCTTCTTGCTGAGCGCGCCGTTACTGGCAAAGCACCCGCGCCCGCCGTTCTCGTGCAACTCGCATACCTCAATGAGCACGGCTTTAGGGCCAGCCTTGATGCAGGTGAGCGCAGACAGGCGCTTGCGGATGGGCAGGGCAGGCTTCATTCAACTAGCCCCCTTTCTTTTGCAGCTTCCATACGGGCAAACAGCTCTTCGTCGGCCTCAAGCTGAGCACTTACATAGCCTATATAGCCTTGAACCCTGGCCGCTACCTTCGCCAGGTCTGTGCTATTGGCTTCCGCGGGCTTATGCCAGCGGCGGCCGGACTTTGTGAAGGATACAGCCTGATTAGCTTCTTCATAAGTGTAGACCTTACACGCCTTGTCTTCGTTGAGTACATACACGAAATCGCTGTTCATTTCAAGGCGCTTGCCTATCAGGATGCACTCCCATTGCACCCGGCCTCCGCGAATCTCTGTGATATCTACCAGGTCTTGAAGGGCGCATTTGAGGGCCGCTAGGTAGCGCTTGGCCTGCGCGTATGCTGCCAGGCCGATAACGTCGCGCTTGCACTCGATTACCTGCACCAATACGTCAGGACATGAATCAGCGTGTACTATCTGAATAATATCGGCAATGCCATAAGGGTATAGGCTAGGTTGCCGCATTCGCTGCACGTACTTGCCAAACGCACGAGGCTCAAAGCAGCATAGCCCCGACTCATAGCAGGCATCGGGGTTAGTCCACAGAACATCTTCAAGATGCTTTTCCAGAAAGGCGCTCTTGCTACTCACTGGCTCCCCCTTCCTTGTTTGTAGTGGGAGCCGCTAACTGCTTTTTCAGGAAGCGTACTAAGGGCGTCCACATATTCTTCCAAAAGCCTACTGCGTCACTACCATAGTGATACACACCCATTTCCCACCAGTCAGGGAAATGCGTAGTGTATTCTGTTTGGGATAGCGCCTGCATAAATGCGCCTTGGTCATAATCGGCACAACTTGCGATGGCTTCGTAACACTCCTGCGCCTCTTCCTTGGTAAGCCCTCCATCGCGGCGGCTCTCGCGCACATCAGCCTTTAGCCGCTTGATGGTGGCGTCAATATCAAGCACTTCGCGGGCTCCCAGAAACTTGCCCATCGCGTAGCCATAATTGATTTGAGTTAGGAACTTGCGGAAGTCTGAGCCAGGCGAACTCCAACGAAAGTTGTAGCTGCCATAGCTGGTGTAACAGCAGATGAGGCCAAGGCTTGGGTCAAGAATGATACGTCCCCAATCCCGGCCGCTAATCTGATAATAGAGCAAATCACCTTGTTGGGTAAAGGCGACAGTGGTTTGAAGTTTGGTTGCCATGAGTTTAAACAGATGAAGCGCCCGCCCCCACCCGACACGGTGGAAGCAAGGCGCTTCTGTTAAGGGGCCGGCAAGCCCCGTTGGTGAAGTCGTTGCGGGCCGGTGTCGCGGCCGTTATCCAGTGATTCGCGCTTGCCGGCGCGGCATCCTGTTTGCGTATTGCAAATATAATAACTGTATTGCATTTATGCAACCGGCAAGGCAGTTATTATTTCCGCATTACTTTTGCGGCATGGCCCGCCCGAAATCAGACGACCCACCCCAAACCTTTTGTATTCGTCTTACTGGCGAGCTGCGCGCCAAATTCACGGAGGTAGCAAAAGCTCAGCGCCGAAAACCTAGCGAGCTGTTGCGCCTATTCGCCGAGGATGCCGTGGCCGCCCACGAAAAGCAGCACGGCGAAATCAAACTGCCCAAATCCTAGCCGGGCTGGCTGTTTCCTCTCTCGCTAGGGGTGGGGGCCGGGGCGCGTTCGAGTACTTCAATTAGTGCTTGCGCGGCAGGTGTGGTGGGCACTAACTGCCCGGTAGCTACCTGCCAGCGCAGCCCATGTACAGGGCACGTAACCACGCCGTTTCCGTCGGGCTTGCAGTGCGTTAAGTCCGCGCCCCGGTGTGGGCACCGCTTCGTTTCACCCACCACAGAGGCGACATGCAGCGGCTCGAGAATGGTGCGCAATTGCCTTGGGGTTTGCCCTTCCCACTCGGATGCCGGGCCACGGTAAACGACCGGCTGCAATTCAAAGCGCACTACGTCGGCTGCCCAAACTACAATGCCTTTTTCGTGGCCAGGCCCATCGCCTTCCCGCCGGACAGCTTGGCGAGAAGCGGCTGACATGAAGCGCCAATCGACATGGTAGTGCTGCTGAGCGGCGGCCCAACTTATTTCGGGGTCGCCGTGGGCCGGGCCTAAAACTGGCACGGTGTCAAAGTCTGCAAACCAGCCATTGAGCTTGTTTTTGCGCTCGGCCACAGGCTTTAACACCACGACGGGCACCAAGTACTGGCGGCGACGCACGGGGCTGGCTACCTCACTAATAGCTAAAATTGGCTTTTCGCTACTCATGGCCGGCTTCCTCTCTCTTAGTAGGTAGGGGTGCCGACAAAGTGGCGAGTAGGGCGGCGCGGCAGATAGCTAGCGGGGCAGTTTCACCTTCAGCCCCAGCAATACACGCGCCTAGCCCGCCGCCCGGCCGCATGAATGTCCACTGCCAGCCAGGGCACTCGGCAGCGGCGCTGAATACTTGGTGCTTGTGGCCCCAGCCACCCACTTCCAAGCAGTTTACTAGGCCCCAGGCAGCGGCTATATCGGTAGAATATTTTTCATCGGGGGCAATCCACGCGCCGCCCTCGTGGTTGGGGTGCTTGCCATAGTTGGCGCTACTGTCCTCTACGATGTCGTCAGCGTCTTCCTCATCACGAAGGAAGCCGTATCGCTTATTATGTAGCCAGACGTGGCCGAGCACGTGCTCGGCAATAGCCACATCTAATTCACGCCCAGCGGGCAGGGCAAGTATTTCTTCGAGGGTTAGCATAACTCAGGGATTTAGAAGGTTGCGGGGTGGCAGGGGCTCATAGGGCAGCACGGCGAATGTGGCGTCTTGCTGCCACCAGTAGAGCGCCCGTATCCGCTCCTGTACTTTGGCGCAGTGCCATTCAGCGCTTTCTAGGTCGGTGGGCAGGAAGGCGGCGTACCCGTTGCCGCCTTCGTACTCGTCTCGGAAGTCGCTCACCTTCCAAATGATGTAGAGCGGGGTGTCTGCCGGTATCGGCTCGCCGTGGCGGTTATAGCGCTGGGTTGCCATTATGCTAGCAGGTCAGGGTTAAAGGGCGGGTAGGTTATCGTGGCAAGGCACTTTTGAATCTTGCCATCAAGCACATACAGGTGAAACCATTCTTCTATGTCGGCGAAATCGACCTTGAAAAAGAAGAGAATGTCAGGGTGCTTTTTGCTGAAAGCCCGTAGCTCTTCATCGCGCTGCGGCCACTTGCTTTCCCACAACACCCACGTCCGATAGTATTCAAATGAGAAGGGTTGGCACGAAATGTTATCGTTCATTTCGCCCACTACTCGCTTCTCTTCCACGCCGTAATGCGGCAAGCCTTCGGGCGTCAAGAAGCTCAGGTGATAATCTGCGCGGTGTCCCATATTGATTTGATTTTTGGAGGCGGCGGCTCCCTCTATAGGGTTGTTCTCGCCGCCGTGCCGATGGTTATTGGTCGGCTGAGGCAGCTTGCAAGAGCGTCTCTAGCGAGTAGGTTTCAGCCAGGGTAGTACATGCCAAGTGCTCGGCTAGGGTGCCGGGCGCGCCTTCGTTTCGCCACTCTTCAATCGACTCATACAGCGCGTACTTGTCGCAGGCGGGCAACTTAAATACGCCCTCTCGGATGAGCTTTTTAAGCAGATTCTCTTTGCCGATAACCTCATTAATGCCTTGCATTATGCGGCCCTTGCGTTGGTCTTCCATAAAATTTTAGGTGGGGCTGTTCTCTGTAAGGGGGAGGGGGCGGGGGACAGAAAGCGGCCCGGCTACCTGAGCAGCCGGGCCGTTGGCAGCTAGGCATACTGGCGGATAGTCACGGGCATGAGTAGGTAGCGCAGCCCTTCGTAACCGTCCGAAGTCAGCACTGCAGCTTTGTTCTCGCCTGTGAAGTGCATCCGCAGCCGAGGGCCGGGCAGCAGGCTCAGCACTTGCGACATGAGGTTGATATTGAAGGCAATTTCTTTCAGGTCGCCTGCCGCGAACGTGCCAGGCAGCGGCTCGCGGGCCTCAATATCTTCGCCCTCATCAAATGCCTTTGCCTGCCCGCCCGTGCCCGAAAAGCACAGATGCACCTTCGGAGTAAGAAAGCTCACGAACGGCTTGAGGCGGCGCAGCATGGCTTGCGCCGATGGGCGGCTCAGCGTTAAGATGCCGCCAGGGAACTCGGTCGGGATAACTGCCGCCAAGTCGGGGAACCGCTCATCAACCAGCCGCACCGTTACTTCCGGCCCCCACGCCCCAATCTGAATACGGGCGTGCCCCCAGCCAGCCTGTGCAGTTACCGTTACTACATCTTCGCTCTTAACCAGGGCTTTAAGGGTAGCAATAGACTGCTTTGGCAGCAGCAGCTTCTTGGCCTGTGCGCCAGTGAAAGAGTAGCCAGGCTCTTTAGCTGCCTGCACATCAAATTGCACGGCCCGGTGCCCGTCCGTAGCTTGAAATTGCACCCCTCTTGCGTCGGCTATGACGTGAACGCACATCATAGCAGGGCGAAACTGGTCAGTAGCCGTTAGGTCACTGGCATAGCCGATAGCAGTACGTAGCAGGTGGCCGGGAATTACTAGCTGCACCTCGTCGCGCACGGTGGGCGTTTTCGGGTAGTCGCCGTAAAGCTCACAGCCGAAAGTGTAGCTTGCCCCGCCAGTTGCGCCGCCCTGTTCCTCATCGGAGGCATAGGCCACGGCCCGCACGGTGAGTTGATTTTCTTTCGGGCCTAGCTCTACCGTTATCGGTTGGTCGGGCAGGTTGCCTAGCACGTCAAGCAGCGGCTTGAGAGGCGGGCATATACCCCACGTTTCGCCGTTGCCGCCCTCAATGGGCAGGCTCACGGCCACGGTGGTTTCAAGGTCTGAGCCGATAATACGCAGCTCGTTACCAGTGGCCGCCAGCAGCACATTTGCCAGCACGGGCACTACGGGATTGCGGCGCACAACGTGAGCCACTTGCTTTAGCTGACGAAGCAGCGCGGACGAAGAACAGAGAAACTTGGGCATGATGGGGTGAAATGATGAAGCCGCCCGTCTCTGCCCACTACAGCAGAAACTAAGGCGGCTCCGATAAAGGGCACTGGCATACCCCATTATGTCGGTGCAACGGCTGGTAGTGGGCAGCCGGGTAATCCTAGCGTTCCGCCCTGCCAGGGGCTTTCGCTCATTGCTATGTTACAAAGGTAACGGTTACGTATGTAACGGGCAAGCGCGTAACGGTGATTCGCGTAACTTTGCCCGATTTATTTTCCTTTATGCTCAACCTAGACCCCGCCGTTGCCGCCTTCCTAGCTCGCCTGCGTACCGTGCCGGAGTATGCAGAAAGTGAGAAGATTAGCCGGGTTCAGGCCCACCGCCGTATTGAGCAAAAGAAGGTGGAGACTATCGAAATCCGAGAGCGATTATTCGTTGTGCTGCCCGCCTAAATCGGCCGGGCCTTCCTCAGTAGGAGCAGAAGCCGCCCGGTGGGGCGCTCAGTTGAGAAAGCGGACCGCCCGCTTGGCTTGAATCCGCACGGCGCAACAGTCAAGTTGGGCCTGTTGGGCGGGGGTTATCGTATCGGCCAGGGCTTGCCGAATGGCTGGGCGGTTGATTTCGGCCCAGGCTTCGAGGCCGGCCCAATTGCCTCGTAGCAGCTCGTGGTGGCGGCGGATGCGGGGCTGGCTCATGCGGCTTGCTTTAGCTCGTTCATGGCTTGGTGGAAGGCTATGGTAGCCGCAGCGGGGCCGTTGCGAGCGGCGCGGGTCCAAGCCCAGCGGGCGGGGTGATTTGCGCTCAGCGCCTGCACCTCGGCAGCCGTTACAAACTCTTTCGGCCTAGCAGCTTCCGCCTTTTTCGCTTGCTGCTTCGCCGCCTGGGCGTTCAGGTTCGGGGTGGCTGGGCTGCGCTTTACTGGTGCAGGGGCGGGCTTCTGCACAACCGGCTTCGGCTTGCGAGCAGCTGCTTCTTTTTTCGGTTTGGGGGCAGCCTTGGGGCTCTTGGCTCGGATGGTTTCGGGGCGGCGGTTAATGGCCTTGATGCCTAGCAGGTGCGCTTGCTTGCGCGTAGCGCCACGAGAGCGGCCCGGCAGTAGCTGCGCAGTACCCCGCGAATAAAGCGTGGGGTAGTTGACCCGGATAATCTCGTTCTCGGCTTCGGTCCAAGCGGGCGCTATGTAGCTGGGGCGGGACAACCCCTGTTTGACGGCCTGGCACTGGATACTTACCCATGTACGCTTAGGCAGCGCGGCTAGTATTTCTGCTTTCTCGGCTGTGGGGTAGAGTTTGGCGAGTAGCAGGCGCTCATTGAGCAGCCAATCCGCGGGATGCGGGGCGCGGGCTTTCTGACGTACGCCTTGCTGGGTGTAATCGCGGCGGATGCCCATCTCCCCCGCCTTCGATAGCACCGTGCGCATTTTGCGGCCCACCAACTGCCCTACGTACTCCGCGCCCTGGGTGGGGTAGTGGGTGCGCAGTAACTCCAGGTGTTCCGCGCTCCACTGGCGGGAGTAGTTGGCCGGTAGCGTGCGCTTCACGCCGAAGCGGTGGGCGGCGCTACAGATGCTTTCCCACGTCCGGCCTGAGAATGCCTGTAGAATCTCGGCTTGGGAGGCTTGTGGGTAGAGCCGGCCAAGCAACGCCCGTTCTTCTTGGCTGTAGCCGGGGCGATTAGGGTTGGTGACGCTGGGCTTATTCATGGCGTACTAGCTGGCTAAGTGGGAAGAACAAGCGGGGGTAGTCATCCTGGCGGCGCAGCTTGTCATACTCGGCAGGCGGCAGCGCGCTCTTGTCTTTCTTGTTGAAGGCTACCCAGCCGTGGGGCCGGCCGGGCACTACTTCAATGGGCTCGATGTAGCGGCCTATCCAGCCGTGTTCTTTCTTGGCGGGACGGTGAATCTTCACCGGGTCACCGTGCTTAAAATCTGTCATGGCGGCGGCGGCTTCTCTACTTGGGGAGGTCGGCGGTTGGCAGCAGTTGGTCGAGCGTCAGATTGAGCGCGTTAGCCAGGCAAATCAGCACGCCAATGGGCGGCTCAGTGCCGTGCTCGTAAGTACTGAGCGTGCCCGGCCGCAACCCCACTCGCAAGGCTAGGGCTGTCTGCGTGAGACCTGCGCGCTGGCGGAAAGCGCTGAGGTTATGGCTAAATACTGTGCGGGCTTCTTTGGCTGTAACTAGGCCGGGTGGCAGGCGAAGCGGGTGCGGGGTGCGGGGTGCGGACATGGCTATTAGGAATTACAAAGGGTGTAGAGCCGGCCATCAATCGGGCGAGGTTTGTAGAAAAGCAGCAGGGTGGCCGCAGCCAGGCGGCGGGTGGTGGGCACCGAAGCCACGAGGGCCAGCTTCCACCAGTGCCACGCCAAAGCCAGCAAGGCGAACACGATGAGCGGGAGGCCGAAGGCTAGGCAGACGGCTTCCGCTACCCAAGGCCGCGCTGTCGTTTTCGGGCGGCGCAGCCAGTAGGGGGAGTAGGGGCGGCTAGTGGGCTTCATCGGCGGGGACAGGCTTTGGAGTCGGCAATTCAGGAAGGCGCGGCACTGAGGTTACAAAGCGCACTTCACGGCCAATAGGGTTGCCGCCCGCCGTGCGCCGCCACAGCTTGCCCAGGTCATCCCAATAGGCAGTTGCATTTGCCCAGCCCTTGTGCAGCACGTAGAGTATTTCTACATCTTCAAAGTGCTTGGCAGGCCACTCGGCAACCGGTACCCAGCGCGGCCCGGCCCCGCTGCTATCTACTAGTAGTTGGTCGGCCGCCCGATTTTTGGCGCGGTAATCATCAAGCAGGATGTAAGCCGTCCGAAGGCGGGCAATTAGGGCCTCCTTATCTTCTTTTACTAGCTCAGCCCGCCACCCAGGGGCATAGTATTGCGCGAAATCAGGCGCGGCGGCTCCTCCACCTAGAGAGGTAGAGACGCCCTCTTTTGCATTTTCGGCGCGCAAGTCAGCCAAGAAGTCAGCACCAGCCAGATTGCAGGCATCGGCTACGAACTGTGCAAATTCAGGCGTAGCCTCAACCGGGAAGCCGTTGCGCATGTGCAGTTGAATCAGGCCGCCTTCCTCAACCGTGGCCGTGAGGGGTAGCGCGTCGTCATGTTCAGCAGCTAGGTCGGCATACGCACTCAAGCTATCCAACTGAGCGGGGCCACCTAGAGAGGTAGAGACGGGGGCGGCGGCCAGGGCGGGGAAGGCTTTATTCCACGCTGCGGCAAAGCTGGCAACCTTACCCTGTAGCGTAAGTAGTTCAGTAGCGGGGCTATTCCCCAGCACACAACTGGCTGGCACCTCGCACATATGCCGCAGGCGAACTTGCAATTCAGCCAACAACTCGCCCGAGCTTTCTTGCGCCGGCCCTCCACTAGATAAGAGAGCGGGGGCGGCCAACTCGCGTTTTGCCGCCTCAATCAGGTGGCTCAGGTATTGGCGGTAGGCAGCAGCGGGGCCGTTCATGGCGCGCTGCATCGTGTTGATTGCCTGGGTCAGGTCTTCGCGCTGGCTAGACATTGGGCTGGCCTCCTTTCACCGTTGCGAGTTCTGCCGCCTTCTTTAGCTCAGCGCCAATATTCTCCCGCCATTTGGCTGGGTCTGCCAAGTATGCCTTTAGCAGCCAGTGGATTGTAGCAGCCTGCTCATCCTCTGCTTTAGTACGCACCTCCTGTCCAAGCGTGCGCAGTGCGGCGGCATAGGGCGCACACCAGAAGTTGGGGCGGCCTAGAATAAACCTCAAATCATCGTTAAGATTATCGAGCGGCCCTCCTACTAAGAGGGAAGAAGAGGGGGCCGGGGCGGTCAGAGCGGCGTGCAAGGCAGCAAAGTCGAGCGAGCCAGCAGTAGCGATAAATTGGGCATTCGCCTTTGTCTCTGCTGTCGGCCAGTAGCCATCCGGCGTACCATCCGATTGCTCCTCCATTTTGCCGTAACCGTCAAAGGTGAGTTGCATAGTGGTTTTCGGGACAGGCAGGCCACCAAGCAGGCCGGTATCAGTTGCCCGAACCACTTGCTTATAATTCCTTAACCCACGCGGATTAGCGTTAATGGTGGTCAATAGCCACGGGCCGGGGGTGGCCTGCTTCTGCAATTCAGCCAGGGCGGCTACCTTCTCAATTAAATCTTCCATCTTTGTAGCGTAGTAATGAGTTGAAGAATGGCCCGCCGACTCGTACTCGGCGGGCTTTTTTGTTGTGTTTCCCCCACTGTGGTGGGTGTGGGCTAAGCGGCGAGTTGAGAGGCGGGCATTACCAGGCCGCGAGCGGCAGCAAGGGCCACGTCGAGCCGGCGCGGCGAAGCGACAGGTTGGGATTCGAGTACTTGGCTGTCACGGGCCTCGGCCAGTTCCAGAATGGCGGCCTCCAGAATGCTTTTCAGCCAGGCGTATTCGGACGGGCGCGAGCCCATTATCTTTTCTTGCAGTCGAGTGCGCTCGTCTTTGGCGATGCGCGGGTGGGCGGCCAAGTCAAGTAGTTCGCGCTCGGCTTTCGGCTGGCTGGCCTCTACTGCCGTGCGCAGTACTAGTTTCTGGCGCTGCTCGTGTAGTGTCTTTGCCAGCGCGGCCGTGGCGGCTTCGTCGTACCCACCGGCTGCCCAGGCTTCGGCCGTGGCCCGCATCCGGGCGGGGTGGGCGGCCAGCAGCAGGGGGTTGGTGAGGTAAAGGGCCACGTACTGCTGCGGCTCAAGTGTGGACATCGGCAGAATGTGGGCGCTCATCTCTTAGGTGGGGGTAGTGGGTGGGGTAGCAGCCTCCTCGGGGGCGGCTCTTTCGCGCTTCTCGCTCTCCTTGCGCTCTTTGTCGGCGGCACCCTTGGCGCGGCACTCAGCTAGGCAGTTGAAGCAGGCGGTGCGGCGGTCAGCGGTGGCGATAGTTTGCTTTGCCATAAGTCAGAAGGGCAGTGAAGCCAGGGCTTCAAGGTTGGGGAGTGGTATTTGCAAGCAGGCAGGCGGCCCGGCTTGGGTTTCGCGGCGGACGTGCTCGGCTTGCTGGCGCAACTCGTCTCGTGTCTGGCAAGCCTCTTGGTGGCAGTCAAAGCAGGGCTGGCCGTAGATGTGGGCCAGCGAGGGGCATTGATTCTGCATGGCTCAGACAGCAGCTAGGGCGGCGGCCGGCTTCACGAAGAGGGCTTTGGCGGCCGTGGCGGTGGTGAGGTCGATGCCGTGGATGTCGGCTAGTACATCGACCACATTCATCAGCCGAAACCAGTTTTCTTTAACCTCGCCATAGGCCTCAGCAGCTATCTCAATAGCCTGATGATGCTTAAGCATCATAAAGCCTGCTTCTATTTGAGTGAATTGGGCTGTCGTATAGCCCGTGCTGGCAATTTGCCGTAAGCCTTCCTCGGTTACCTCAGCCATATCCGAAGGCCACCCCTCTTGGGCACGGTTGCAGTCGAACCACTCGGCGTCGGGGCCAAGCTCACCGCTCGGAAGCAGCCAATCATGGGGCACGACTTTGTAGCCATTTGCCGCGGCTACTAAATTCCCGCAGGCGCAGGCGGCGCAATCAGTACACTCTAGCCGCCCGTCAAAGAAGGCCTTTACTAGCACTGCCACACTGCGGTTAAAATGTTCTTGGTTAGTCATAGTAGTAGAGAAAAAGAGGGTTAAGAATTTGGCTGGCCCACCCCTACACCTGGTAGGGTAGCGGGGCCGGCGAGTGGAAAGGGAGAGGCGAGCTGGGCGGCCAGTTCGCGGGCTATCTGGTCGAGCAGCCGGGGCGCTTCGTAGCGCTGGCCCGTCACGGGGTTGATTCGCTTGGTGGTGTGCTGCATGGCTCCTAAGCAGCTAAAGCGGTGGCGCCCTTGATGAAGTAGGCTTCCCCTGCGATTTGGTAGGTGGCGCCCGGTGCCAGGTATGCAGTAAATACTTGCCCGCAGTAGCTCACGAGGTGCAGCAGTGCCGTGTGCAGCCCAGCCGGGGCAGGGGTTTCGTCAGCCTCGCCAACGGCGAGCACCAGCAAGTCGAATACCGTGGTATAGCCCAGCCGCCAAGTGATTTGCTGCCACTGAGTTTTGCCCCACTTACTGATTGGCTTCCCTGTTTTTTGGTTGCGAATCGCCGTTCTCGGATTGGCCTGCACTAACTTCTTAGTAACGTAGGCTTTCTTATGGCGTGTCAGCAGCAGCGCATCCCCGATGCGGTTGTGAAGAAACAACTTGGGGTTGTCTTCACATAAGATGCTAGATGGCCAGTTGAAGAAGGGCAGCCGATGCAGCGTAAAATCTCCGAAGCCCCCAGCAGCATAGCAGGATAATACCTTAGGGAATGCGTTTTTCACTACCAGCCTTCCAGCCTCCCGAATGTGCAGCGTTTCATCCAGTGACTCTTGATAGCCTAGTGCTGCCATAAAGGCTCGCAGCCCGCTATCTACTGCCAGTCGGGCGAATTCCAGCATATATTTAACTGGCGCATCTTCGGGGCAGTTAGCTAAAGAGGTAGCACACGTTTGCGACTGGCTCAACCACCCGCTTACACGCATAGGGGAATTACCCCGTTCAAAGCTGCGAAAGAAGGGCAGGGCTTGTAAGTCGGCAGCAAGCGTATCTTCTTGGCCGATATGGGCGGATAGGGCCAAAAGGCCAGCAGTTAATTGCGGTTTCATGGCGGCACAGACGGGTTAGGAGTGGGAGTAGTGGGCGTTTCCTATTTCGTTTTCTTGGCGGCGGGCCTCGACCGGGTCAGCCGGCAGGGCCGCCAGGTGGTTGGCGTAGTCGTTGGCCCGGGTGTTGTGGGCGCGGAAGCGGGCGGCGGCCTGCTGGCGGCTCAGCAGGCTCAGGGCTTCGGGCTCTCCGGTGCGCTGTGCTTGGAAGAGGGAGCGGGCGGCGTATTCAGCGGCGTCGGTCATGGCGGGGCTACAGACTTGAGAGGATGGTTGCTTGGCGGGCCGACCGGAGCATTTTGCTGCGCCCCCGGCTGGTAGCGTAGAGCCAGAAAGGGCAGCTGCCAATGCAAGGCTTTAGCGGGTATTTGCGGAGGCGGGCAGGCAATAGCGTGGCCTGCATATTCTCAAGGCAGCAAAGCATGGCGGCGGCGCGGCTGTGTTTCTGTATAGGGAGGGGAGGCGGGCGGCTAGTAGTTTTCGATGGCGTACTGGTAGGCTGATTCCAGCGACAGCGCACGCTCAAAGCCATAGCGGTGCAGAATTTTCCAGCCCAGGTCATTGGTTGCGGCAACTATCTTCTCCGCATCATCCTCCTTTTTTGCTCCTGGGATATAGTTGGGATGGTCTGCCATTGCGAGATAGGAGCCGTTAATCAGGTCAGAGGCTACTTTTGCTTGACGCTTAGTCATATTTCGCGCCCTCCTGATAGCCGGGCCAGCTCTAAAAGATGAAATGTTGGCCGTGCCCTAGGTCGGCAGAGAGGGGCGGGCTAGTAGGGGTTCTTGTGCCGAAAAAAGGCGTATGCCTGGGGATTGACCTGCTGCATCTGGTTGAGAATCTGCGTCCACGCCTTGGGGTAGCGGGCAGCAAAGGTTCGCTTGTTGTCTTCCCATAGCGTGTGGCAGGCTCGGCATTTGAGCAGCCAGTTCAGCGGGTTGGCCCGGTGGGCGGGGTGCTGCTTCTGGGTGAAAAGGTGACTGTGCTCGACGGGCCCGTAGCGCTCGCAGACCTCGCAGCAATCAGAGGTCGGGGCCCCAGCATAGGCCTTGGCCTGCTCGCGCTTTTGATTTGCTTGGTTTTTGCTCACTGGCAGCAGGCGGCCGGTGCGGGCTAGCGACGTGTAGCGGCGTAGCATGGCTACCGCGGGTTGCGCTCGTCCCACTCTTCTTGCGCGGCCCGGTGCTCGGCATCGACCAACTTCTGGTCGTAGTCGCTCAACTCGCTAGCGGTGGCGTAGGCAGTCCAGTCGCCGCGGCGGGATGAGCCATTCAGTAAATCCACTAAATAGCAGGCAGTGCCCGGCACAAGGCGCATGATTTCAACGGTGCGGGGCTCCCGGTCAAATCGGCGACTGGTGAGTGTTACCAGCGTGCGGGGCGCGTAGTCGGGCAGCGGCAGGTGGGCGTGGTTGCTGATGAACGCCCCCAACTTCTCGCACATCACGCTAAGGCTAATCGGCTGGGCGTACTCCATGGTAGCCCCGCACACCATGCACTGCCAGGGCTGGTTGCCGTTGGCCTTGGTGGGCATTGATACCACATTCTTTGTTTCGGCGGCGGCGGTCATGGCAGTAAGGAGGTAGGGGGTGGTGGGGTGGTGTTTCTTATAACTAAGACAAATGTATCACACATATATGATACAAAGCAAGTCAACTATCAAATAAATATGACACAAAGGACAAAAAAATAGCTTGCCCTTTGTGTCATAGATAGTTAATCTTCTGTTGCCTCACCGCGCAGCCGCTTCGCAAGCCACTGTAAGCCCCGAGGAGTTACTTTCGTAGTGCCTGTAATACGTTCGCCTTTCTGCCCTGCCTTGAATGTTTGGGGCTGCACCTCAAATCGGCCTGCGTCGATGTGACGTTGGTAAGGCTCCCGATTTCTCATTAATATGCCTTCCACTCGCAGGCGGTTGATGAGTTTGTTACGGCCCTCGCAGCCGGCAATTTTCAGGTACTTGGCCGCCTGAGCAAAACTCACGGCGTTTCGACTGGCATCTATGGAGGCGACGAAGGCCAGTTTGGGTGCAGCAAGGGCCAACTGCTGCTCCAGCACCTCTTTTTGCTCCACCTCGGCCAGCAGCGCAACCAATGCTTCGCGATAGGTGCCAGGTAGCGCTGGGCGCGGGGCCTCAGCCAGCCCACGCAGCTGCTTTTCGCAGTCAATGAAGTAGCGGCGGGCCTGCTGGCCTTTTTCGGTGCGCTCTACCATTGAAAGCTCCTTTGCCATGTCCAGGGTAATGGCAAACTCCTGAGCCTGACGGCCGCCAGTACTTTCCGCCAAACTTGACGAAAAGTCGGCACCTTCCACGAAGCCGTATTCTTCAACGCGCCGGGTGAACCATTTAGCGAACTCGGTGCCGACTTCAAGAAACTGGTGCAGGAGGCGGGCGCTTACCACGTCTTTGCCGCCCTGGCTTTTGTCGATTGGGATAAGTTGTTGGGGTTCCATAATCTAAGCGGTTACAGGTTCAAGGGCGAAAAGCGGGGCTTTGCGGGCTAGGTGGGCCGCCGACCATTCGTATTGCTGCAGGTTGATTTCAGCACCGTAGTAGGTACGGCCGGTGTTCTGGCAGGCGTGGGCGGTGGGTGCGTCGCCAGCAAAGGGCTCCAGTACCGTGTCGCCCCGGTTCGAGTAGGTTAGCACCAGGTCTTGAATGAGGGCCAGCGGCTTGGCTGTTGGGTTGAAGTGCGGGGCCGTGGTACCGACACTGGCAAAGCTGAGTATCGTTGTGGGGTGCCGGGTACCATCATCTTTGTACTCAGCAGCAAAGCGTTGGCTCTTATAGTGGCTTTGCTTCGTATCCTTGCGTTTCGTGCTTTTGGGTGGGCCAGTATAAGTTGTTTTCTGCGCATTGTAGGTCGCGCTCCTAATGGCTGGGGCAAAGATTATTACATCTTCGTGGGCCGCTAGGGGCCGCCATTCTGCGTCAAGGTAGCGGCTAGCTTTGCTCTTTACCCATACGCGCCGGTACCGGTACCACTCCCGATTGCTGGCAATTAAGTCCAACGTAAACGCCTCGGCAGCAAAGCAAACTATTACGCCAGTCGGCGCCAGCACCCGCCTTGCCTCTATCCACCAAGCAGGCCAATCAATCGGCTGCTTGTCAAAGGCCAAATCCGTGTTCGCATAAGGACTATCACAGATTATGAGGTGTACGCTGGCGGCGGGCAAGGCGCGCATGAGGTCGAGGCAACAGCCCAAGTGTAGGCCCGGCTTCATGCGCCCACAGACTGCTTGACGGCGCGGCCCACCGGCTTTAGCGTGATACCCTTCGGCAGCGGGTCGATACCAGCCACAATACGCAGTGCAGGCAGGGCTTCCCAGTACTCCCGACGCCCTGCAACAGCATATCTCACTAATGAGGCATCCAAGCCAGAAATTATTTGCGTGGCTAACTCGCTGTACTGTCGCGGAAGTAAGTGCTTGATTTCAGCAACTTTCGCGTGAAAAGAGGCCGCTCTTTCCGTTCTACGCGGGCCGCGTTTCTTTTGATTTTCCATCATATTGCTTTGAAGTATCAAACGTGTGTGTACTTTTGTCGTACAAATAGCCAGCTATATCAAACTGTTGCGCTAGATGTTTACGACAAATATAGCACATTAGTTTGATATTTCAAAGTAATGTGATACCCAATCTTTGCCCTATGGAACAGAAAACCGAAGAGCCCCCTAAGTACCCCGAGGTGGCTGCCCGCCTCGCTCAATTTATCAAGGATTCAGGCGAGCTTAACCAGCGACAGTTTGCCATCCGGGCGGGCCTGACCCCGCAAAAAATCAGTTACATCTTACAGGGCAAGTTTTTGCCGGGCGGCGATACAATGACCGCCCTTGCAGACACCTACCGGGACTTTGATGCTATCTGGTTACTGACTGGCCGGCGCACCATCGGCGTAACTCCATCTGAGCCTACCACGCCGGCCACCTCCAAAGACACAGAGAAGCCAGAAGCGGCGGCAGTGCCAGTAATCAGCGCAGTGCCCAGCGACTACGGCACTACTGTAGAGATAGCCATCAACCGCGCCCGCTTAGCTGATAAGGACATCTTGATTGAACAGCAACGCGTAGAGATAGCCCGATTGAACCGCGAATTGGGAAAGCCCTTCAACGGTCTTGATGCAGCCGGCCCCGAACCTACTCCCACTCCGCGCAACCCGATTGGCTTTGCCTTATCGGTATCGCGCCGGGTGAAGATGAACGGGGCTGCTCGACCGTTGTAAAACACGGGCCAGGTGCCCGGCTAGGATACCTAGTAAAAAGGTGTCCCGCCGAAACCCGGCCTGCGTTGCTGCCAGCCTAATATTTGCGGGAATTTGGAATACCGAAGGTAATCCCATATTTCTAGCATAGCAGGCTGGCGGCAATCACAAAAACGCCCTGTTGGCACGGTAGCGCCCTTTTTTATCAACGCGCATGGCGGTATGCCAGGGTACCTGTCAGGATACCCCCTTTTTGGGCACCAGAAGCCGTCCCATTTTAGGAACTGGACGGGCTAAAAAATAAGGCCGTCAATAGCAATATTTTGCTGCCGATCTATACTATTCATAGCAACTTCATATAAGAAAACGCCACCTTGCGGCATCATAGAAAGACGAGTATCAAGCTACTCTCTTACTCTATGGGTCGCACCTACACGGATTCGCCTATGCAATTCTTGCTGTGGCTTCGCAAGTCGAAGCTCAACAAGGCTGGCACGGCCCCGGTGTACCTGCGCATCTTTCTCGATACCGATACCCGGTCAGAATACGCCACGGGTATCCGCTGCCGGCCGGACGAATGGAACGCCGCGAAGGGCCGATTGCGGGGCAATGACGAGGCCTCACGCGCCTATAACAAGAAGCTCAAAAAACTGCAAGGCAAGGCAGAGCTAAAAGCCGACCGCCTGCAAGATGCTTGCGATGAAGACCCCGGCTTGCCGCCTGTCATGCCAGCTGATGTTGCCCTGGCACTACGACCTAAGAAGAAAGAACCAGTCCCTGCCCCGCAACGGCTGCTTGATTTATTGCGCGCCGCCATCCCCCTGTACAGTTCAAAAGCCTCGTCCCGTCAAAATGCCCACGCTATGCTGAGCTTTTTTAGTAAATGGCCTCTTCTCGACACGCTTACACTGCCTGAGCTTACCCGCGAGGTAGCGACTTCGCTCGTGCAGTGGGCGGGCCAGCAAAAGGGGGCGGTTAGCTCAAAGCGCCACCACGTAGGCGTCTTTGCCGGGTTGCTCGCCGCCGCCGCGCCAAACCACCCGCTGGTATTTTCCAAGCTCACGCGACTGCTTGGCACGCCTGCGCCCACGAAAAGCACGGTATTGCCCGCCGACTGGCAAGCGCAGTTGCTCGCGCTGCGCTTGCCGCGGGTGCAAGCGGCCGCCCGCGATGCCTTTCTGCTGCAATACTACCTGCATGGCTCCAGAATCGGGGTAATCCTGGAATTGCGGTGGGCACACATAGACTATGAGCAAGGCCGGGTGCGCTTTACTACGCACAAGTATCCGGTTGCAATGGATATGGCACTAAGGCCAGAAATACGCGAAATACTAACCCGGCGCGAAGGGCACAGCAGCACTTTTGTATTACCGTTTCTACCCGCCAACTACCTTTTGGTTGACGACGACCAGCGCCACAAGATTCTGCGAAAAACAGAAAATAGCGTGGGCATGGCCCTAAAGGGCATTTGCGCGAAGCTGGGCTGGCCCCGCCTGAAATCGCACTTAGCCCGGCATACCCTGGCGCTACAGTCCTATCTAAAAAACGACAAGGACTTACGCGTACCTCAGCAACTTTTGGGGCACAAGAATATCAGCACAACGGCGCTTTACATCGCCGGCCTCGACACCTCAGAACTGGACGCAGGCGCAGCAAACGCCTACGGTTAGCCCCCACCATGCAAAACACGCCACCCCCTGAAACCTTCGCCGACCTGCTACTAGCCGCCAACCCCGCCGCCTGGCCCGGCCGCCGCAAAGAAGCTCACGCCATTTTAACGCAGTGGCTCCAGCTAGCGGAAGGCTGCGAGCGGATGCCGCACTGGCTGACGAGTGAGCTGCCAAAGACATTTCCGCTTGAGCTATGAGCGACTACTACGACTTCCCTTATACGACACTCGCCTACTACTTCTCTTTAGCCGTGGTGGTGCCGACAGGGGAGGCGGTGGCGTAAAGTACGATAAATATTTTATGGCTAGATAGTAACATATTGGTGTTTCCTTCGTAAATTCGCAAAAGAGAACAGCTCTAAGCGCTCCCGTGGCGCGGTGCTAATCACAGGGCGAAGGCGTCTAGGAGTAATTACCCGATAACGCTTTTGCTCTTTAAAGTGTGGGTTGGTTGTCGAGGTGCCCGTCAAGCACAAAGCAACTTATGGCCATGCGTAGATGCCAGTGAGGTTGACAACTCAGAAAGCACCTGTTCTCACAATATTGACCACTCCCCTTAATAGAAGGGAAGCGGAGACGAGTTGAGTGAGGGAAGCGCGCCTGAGCGAAGGCCCGAGCCACGCCGGCTGTTCACTCCGCGAAGGTGGCAGCGGGTTGTGTCGGTAGGAAGCCGGACCCCTCACTCACATTTTTAGTGCTATAGCTCAGCTATGAGAGAGCGCCCCCTACCTGACGGCATTGCCGGGCAGTATGGCCGGGGAGGTCAACGTTGCAATCACGTTTAGCACTGCTTTTGCCCCTTCCTCTAAAAGAGAAGAAGGGCACCGATAAAAGCGACTGTTCGGGGTAGCTCAGCTGGTTAGAGCCGCTTGCTAGTAGCGAGCCTCGGTCACTGTTTCGGCACCCGATGGAAGGCAAGAGGTCGTGGGTTCGAATCCCGCCCCCGGCAGTCGCTTTGCTCATCGCCCGCTCTAACTGGGGGAGTGGCACCGAGATTTGGCCTCGTTTATCGAGATAAAATTCTAGACATAAAGGGCTGGGAAACTGGCCCGCCAAATGCCTTTCACTGATTTATGACTACTGATTCACCCCCTGCGCTGAATATCAACCCAATTCGGGAACGCGCCCGAGCCGCTAGCGTTGCCGTGAATGAGCAACTGGCGAAAGGTGGATTTGCCCCTTTTTCTGAAAAAGAAAAAGTAGCTTACGCCGATGGCTATGTAGAAGGCGCTCGCGCCGAAGCCACCCCAGCCGATAGCACTGCATTTACTCGAATGGTGGCCTTCTTTGCAGCAGAAGGGCTGCCTTATGAAGTTTATGCTGCCGATGAAAAGGACGGACCTATTATCGGTTTGGATAATAGCGCAGCCTTGTTTAATCAGGATGGCACCTTTTTAAGATGGTCGAACCATTAGTAGGTTCAAAATCAATAAATTCGCCCACTCCAACCGGGGGAGGGCAAACAAGCTGAATGAGGCGGCGACGGTTGCAAACGTTACTTTTAACGAAGCCAAGGCCACCTCATTCAAATTTGTAAGCCCCGCGCCCTTATCAGGTGCGGGGCTTTTTGCTGGGTGGCGTTCAACAAGTCGGGCCGGATTGGCGTTTAGTGGCTATACTCGCATCCCCAACCTGCCCGCGCCATGACTGAGCCCATTTTAAAACTAACCGGCCTTATTTTCAAAGGCGATACGCCCGGCGTGCTCGTTGGCTGCATCAAAGAGATGCGTGGGGTTGTGGTACAGGGCAATAGCGAAGATGCCGTTTATCGCGATTTAGTAGAGGGCGCAAAATTCTTGGTGGAGTTTAAGCACGAAGAGGCGCTTAATCTGCTCCGGGCGCAGATTGATGCGGAGTATAATACAGATGAGCAGATAGACTTTTCGCTTAAGCGCCAAGTAATAGAAGCCCCTATTGCTGAATGAAAACGACAGAATTTCAACTCTATCTGTATGTCAGCAATTGCGAGCTAATTAAAGAGTCGCGCCTGTTTTGGGTATGGAAGTCTGATATTGGCGGCATTACCCGAATTGCCCGGAAAGAAGAGTATCTGGAACGGCGGGCTGTTTTCTTGCACTGCGCAGACCTGGGGATTGACATGCCTGAGCGGTTTGCTAGCTATCAGGAGGCGGCTGAGCGCGCCCTGCCCGACCGCCGCTTTAAAGGATAGTCCATGCGCCGGTACTCCTTCTTTTCCTGGCCCTGGCAAGCCTGGCTGGTAGCGATTATCATCTTGGTCGCCTTGGGTTTTGCCTTCCACTGCGCTGATACCCACGGCTGGATAGAACATCGACCGTATGTCTCCCCACGGGAATAAAGAAGCCCCGGCCTCAGTGGGCGCGGGGCTCTCGTAGGTCTCCGATTTACTGGCTTATCCGGCTGCCAAGTCGCTAACAGTTGCAGGGCAGGATTGTACCCACGCCTCGGCGGCTGCGCTCGTTAATGTAAGGCTCGAACGTATCAGCGGGTAGCCCAACCTTGGCGCGCAAACGGGCGCGCTGCTCGTGGCGGCGAGGTTCCTCAATCCGACATTCTTCTGCGTGCGAGAAGTTACCAATGCTGATATTAGCGCACAGGTTGATGCGGTGCTCTACTTGGAATAACTGCGCTAGCCGCTGCTCCTGGGTGGCAGAATCGGGCAACTCCACATCAATTAAGTCTTGCTTGATTTCCCACCAATTTTCTTTGGGGCGGGGATGCTCGTAAGCGGGCGTGCGGTCGGGGGCAAGAGTGGTTTCCATGCTGCAATATACGTATAGATAAGCATTTGTGTGTCATATATATACGTTATTTTTATGGCTTATCCGGCTGCCGGTGGGTAGGCCGTTGTGCGGGGCGACCATCTGGCCTCGTGGGCTAAGCGGCGGTCAATTTCTTGCCTTGCGGCCTCTACGGTGCGGTAGTTTTTACTAATCGTGTAAGGGCTGCCAAAGGCGCTGGAGGCGTGATGCGTTTCAGTTTCGCGCTGCCAGAATAGCCAGGTCTTGCACTCAATGTACACTGCGCGTCCCTGTTCTACGATGCGGTATTTAGTAGCCATGCCAGCAAGTTACGCAGCTTGGCGCGGATAGGGTTGCCAGGCATCGGCCGGCTCAAACCAAAAGCGCTGTTGCAGGCGGCCCTGCTGGTCGAGGCAGTAAAAAGCCGGCTCCTGCACCTTCTCGCTGGCCTGTATGACAGTCCAGCACTCGCCCCGGTCGAGGCCCACTAGCCGGTGCTTGGTGCCGGCCTCTACGGTGAAGGTTTGCCCCGGTGCCCGGTGGTGGGTTTCGATAGCCCAGCCACCCGGCTGCTCGACCAGGATTTCTTCGGTATAGCCCCCGGCCGGGCCGATGGTGCTCACGAAGGCAAACGGGTGGTCGTGGAAATCTACGTCGTGCGCGCCGCGAAAGTGGTGCATTACGCGCCCGTCCGGCAGGTAGTGCTTCGTGAAATTTGGGTTCATCACTTCGCTTCTATCGGCGAAAACAGGACTTGGGAAGGTTGCCATACAGGTAAGGGGTTAGTGAGAAAAGCGCGCTACCGGCCGGCCGCCACTACTACTGCGGCTACTGCCAGGGCACCAGCAGCTAGGCGCAGGGCGACGGATAGCCGTTCGGGGTGGGTGGCGGAGAGCTTCCGAAGCAGCTTGTCGGTGGTGGCCGTTTGGCCGACGTGGAACGACTCGTCTCCGGCGTAGTGGTTGAGGATGGGGTCGAAGCCGGCCAGCCGCACGAGCACGGCCACTACAGCGTGCAGGGGCAGGTGAGGGCGGGCGAACACGGCTACCAGGACTAGGGGCAGGAAGTAGGCCAGCACGAGGCCGAGGTGCAGGGCACGGGCCTGGCTAGTGGCCTCGGGGCCGGGTGGCGTGCGCCGCACGGCGGGCATTAGCACGCCCTGGGGGTAGGCCAGAAAGAACAGTAGAGCGGGCCAAAAAAAAGCGCAAATTATGTAGTCAAACATTTGATTTATACGTATTTATATGTAAATTAGATGCATGATATTCGGTCTCTTTTCGCGCTTTACTTGCTGGTTTAGCGCCCGATTTTTTGACGTGCACGACTACTCGCAAAGCAATAATGGCGGCGAGCCGTGGTACTTCTACACCCATACCTGTAAAGACTGCGGCAAGCAGTTCACGATATGAAAAAGGCGCTCTTCCTTGACCTCGACCACACGCTAATCCATCCCAAGTCGGGCGACACGTTCCCCCGCGACAAAGACGATTGGGAGTTTATACCTGACGTGATAGACCGCCTCTACCGCAAGGTGCAGGGCATAACCGGGTGGCCTATTATCATCGTGACCAATCAAGGCGGCGTGGCGGCCGGGTTTCAAACGAAAGAAGATGTAGAGAGCCGCTTGCTCTCCATTGTCACGGTGCTGCGAAACCACACCCGCGCTGAAGTGCATACCTGCGTGGCGTATGACTACGACTACAAGCGCAAGCCCTTGCCCGGTATGGCTTACGAGGTGGCACTGCGGCTTCAGCCAGACTTGAAAGGCTCTGTCATGGTGGGCGACATGGATTCTGATAAGGAGTTCGCGGACAATGCTGGCATCGGCACTTTCATTTGGGCGAAAGACTACTTTGCCGCGCCCGCCCGCGCCCCGAAGCCTTTCATGGGACCACTGAGGCTTGACCACAACCCCATCGGCTAGCCCACCCCCTCCCTCCACTAAGGAAGAAAGCCGCCGCGCCGACACTTTTTAGCTTTTAGATATGGATGCTGTATATCATTCGGTCGGGTTCGCCGTGGTGTGGGCCACTATCGCAATCGCAGGCGTGGCCGCGCTCTACTGGCTGTGGCAGCACCGCCCGAAGAATGCCTTCACCCGGCGTGTTGGTAACGCTTGGACTTGGCTCACTGTGTTCGTGTTCGGCCGGCGCTGGCTGCTCCCTCTTGAAGGTGCCCGTCTGCTTTTCACCGTGGACAAGGGGCATCAACTTGACCGCTGGGAGCGTGACACGTTCGCCTTTATGATTCGCTACAGTCATCGTAAAGGCTGGGCTGCACCTCGTTAGTATTGGGGTGCCCGCTAGTACTAAGACAGGAGAACCAACTTCTTTTCGTTTTCAGCTTATGACTTACGCCACCGTAACCTTCGATAAGGAGAACGCCTCTCCTGCGCTCGTAAACGCCCTAAGCGAGTTAGCACGGCTAGCTATAGAGCACACCTCAAAACCTGTCCTTCCAACTGCGGGCGAACCACAGCAAGAGCCCAAATGCGCCGAGCAAGATTCCCCCAACAACGGCACCAATAATGATTAAAGCATTCATACATTTGCGAGTGAAAGGTGAGGTAATCGCCGCATTGTGGTGGTGAAGGGAGCTAAAGCGCTACACACCTTATAAAAGCCCGGCCTTGATAAAAAGGGGTACGGGCTTTTTTGCGCCCACTAGCACCAAGACAGGAGAGGGCGGGGCGGGTGGGCTATTGGAATCGGCGCGAAAGGCCAAAGAGCCCGCCGATAATCGGGCCGGCCACTAGGCTGATTTTGCCGGCCGTGGCCGCAGCCTCTTCCCCGGCTATGAGGTAGGTAATGGTGCCTGCCACGAAGGCGACAGCGACGAGGCCCGCCACGAGGTAGGCGAAGACGTTCAGGGGTTTGATGGGAGTGGGTTGCATGGGGAGGGTTATTTAGGAAAGGAGTTGGTGAATTGAAAGTGCATTGCATCCCCCGTTGGGAAGTCGGCCCCGCAGGTCCATCCGTGCTTGCGCCAGGTATCGAGAAAGGCTTTGCTGAACATCCCTTTTCGGCTGCCCCATTTCACCCCCAACGGATTAAGGGCGGCGTTGAAGTCCAGGGCCAGCCCCCAGCTGTGGATGCTGTACTCGTTCACGCCGCGCTTTTTCCGCACATTATGGCAGCCGTCGTAGGTCTTTAGCTCTTTAATCAGGCCGGTAGCCAGCAAGTCCAGCAGCACGGCATCGAGCGCGGCCATCGCGAACTTGTTCATGTAGATAGCCGTGGGCCGTACCGTCCCGCCGTAGAGCGGGAAGTAGGGCAGCACGGCGGCCGGGATAGGGTGCTTTGCCAGCCACTTCGCCGCGAAGGCTGGCGCGGAGGGGTCGCCGTAGTGGGCGAGGCAGTTGCGCGTGTCGGTTGCCATAGGTTATACTTGGTTAGAAGTTGATTTGCGCCGCAGCAGGGGCCACAACCGGTACACGCCGTACCCAAAGCAGGCGAACACCACCAAGCCCAGCGCCTTGCCCACCGGTGTAGCAAAGCCCGCTGCCAGTTGCGCTTTCCAGTCGGGGGCTTCCACCGGTGCGTTGGTGAGCACCGGTGCGTTACCGTCGCCTTTGATATTGGAAGCGGCACCGGTGCCCGATAGGTCGGTAGCGTCACCGGTGCCAGTGCTCACCGGTGCCTTGGCCTTTTCAATATTGGTGAGCGTGCCACCGGTGCCGGCCACTGGTGCGCCTGCCTTCCCCCCACCGGTGGCGCCGGTGCCAGCCGTGGCGTTCTTGCCGGCGGTGTTGGTCGTATTGGTTTGCCCACCGGTGACGTTGTTAATCGTGATGGTGCTTTTCTTGCCAGCCTTCACCGGTGTGCCAGCCGGGTACACGGCCACCGGTGGCTTGCGGCCTAGCACCTTGTCTAGCAGCGTGCGCGGGTTCTGCACCACTACGTTACTGGTGTCTGGTGTCTGATGCTTGATGCCTGGTGTCTGGCCAGCGGCCCTAACGGGCTCGGATTGCGGCGGGGCGGCGGGGGAGAGTTTTTTATGAGTGCCGCAGCTTGTGAAGGCGAGCGCTAGCACCAAGAGCAGCGCCACGAAGCCCAGCAGGCCGGCGCGGTTGGCGTGTTTCTGAATTTTGGTCATGGCTTCAAGTGATAGTTAAATAAAAGCAGGTAGCCAGCCGCGACCAGCAGCAGGGCAGCGGCCAGTAGGAAGGCCAGGCGGTCAGGTACTGGTGGTGTAGGCTGCATCGGGCTTGGGCTTGGGTTTCACGGCGTCGGCGCGCTTCGACTGCTTGGCGGGCTCGGGTTTTTTAGGTGGTCGATTGGTCATCTTCGGGCTTCGGGCTACCGGCCTCAGATTCTATCTCACCAGCTGACGGGGCCGTATCGCCTAGCTTGATTTTTTGAAAGGTGCCCATCCCAAGCAGCACGCTGGCAAATCCTAGCAGGATGCCGACTAGCTCCGCTACGGATGGGGGCTGCACCAGCACCCCGTTGAGGATTTGCGCGGGGGTCGTTATCCAGCGACGGGTAAGCCACAGGGCGAACAGCACCACGAGCCAGGCCATTGTGAGCCGGGGCGAGTAGCTGCCCCGGCTGTAAAGGGGGCGTAGATACCAGGGCGGGCGGGTGGCGCTCATTTGTTGTTCTGGTTTAATAGCCGGTCCATCTTCTCATTGAGCACCCGCAGCGTGTCGGCCTGTCCCTGCATCTGATTTTTCATCACGGCCACGTCGGTTTTCATGTCCCCGAACTGACTGAACTTGCTCTCCGTCTCTTGGTGATTGCGCTTCACCTCATCCCCTAGTTTCTCCATAGCAAGCTGGTGTTGGGTGTTCATGGCCTGCTGTAGCTCTTTCCAGGTTAACAGGTCAGAAAGGTCTTTTTCACGCTTCTTCTCGCTTTCGCGTGACGGGGCACGCATGTAAATGACGATGGTAATGAGGATGGGGGCCAGGCGAATGGCCCACTCCATAAACCGCACGTCAGCACTTTGGGCAGCAGAGGTAGCTTGCAGTAGTGGGGCGAGCGATTGGAGCAGCATTGCGAGGGTGGGCATGAAATCGAGGGAATGAGGCGCGGGGCAGCGCGCTACCTGAGAGAGGGGCTAGGGCACATCGACCAGCTCTATGCGGTCGTGCAGCCCCAGGTTTCGGTTAGCTGGGTTGCCTGGGTTTTGGCGAATGCAGATATCGTACAGGCCAGGGGCATAGGCGGCGGGACTCACGCCACGCACGGCGAATGGCTGCGGCGTAGCGCTATACAGGTCCACGTCAATCCAATCGGCCGTGCCAGGCATAGCGCCAGGCGCAACCATTGCCATTTGTGTGATGCCGGCCGAGGACGTGGTCGGGCAGACAAAGCGCATGTACTTGGGGCTGAGGATTCGCACATTCGGCAGCCGCCTTATGTCGGTCAGGCCGTTGGCGATATAACTGCCTAAGCCGCCCGAAAAATTAGGGTCCAGTGAAGTCGTGTCTTGCCAGTTCGGGCCATTTATCCACAGCCTAACCGACGAGTTGCTGGCAGAATTAACGCCCGACTCATTTTCCTCAAAGGCAAAGTCAGGGTCAGGGGTCACGCCGGCCGGGTCGGTATCTCCCCCTTTGATGAGGCGGTAGATAGCGGCGGCCGAGGCGGCATAGAGGTTGCAGCGGAACGCCCCGTTCAGGCTAGAGCACTCCACGTTATCCCGCGCCGGGTCTAGGTTGGCCGAATACACGGCGTCGTAGAGCAGTTGCTTGGCCGCCGTCGCGTTGGTGAGCGAGAGCGTAGGCAGGATGTCATCGAGGAAGGTGTACCACTTGCCAAAATTCTGGTACTCGCCATAAGGCGCGCTGGTAGCGGCGTCAGCTCCCGAGTAGAAGCCCTGGCCGTTGGGATAAGGCACCCGATTGCCGTTATCGTCTACTACTTGAAACGTAACGCTGGGGCCGATATAAAAGCGCCACAGGCTAATGCCGGGCAACGCTTGCCGGTCAGCAAACCCGTGCGGCACCTGTCCGCGAAAGAAGTCCGTGATACGGTCCGCTATCTTTTGCGAGATGCGCAACGCCTTGTCATTGTCTGCCAAGCCACAGGTCACGGCTAGCGCGTTACCAGGAAGGTCACACACTTCTTTGCCCCAGTCGGTAGCGGAGCGGAACATGCCATAGGCGTCATCCCACAGGCCCGTAGCCGGGTCGTTGAAAGCGGCTTTAATGGTGGCGGCTTCGTCTACCCACGTCTGCGCGGCGGCATTGTCACTTGCGGCCAACGTCATTTTTGCAAACGCTATAGCCGAGCCATATTGGTTGCCTATACCGTGCGTAGGAAAGCCAGACCGCGCTTCCGAGTCAAGAAACCCAAAGTCCTGGTCTGTCAATGGCTGTCCCAGCGTTTGCGCAGGGATATGAACCAGTCCGTTTTGTTTAGGGATTGCGGCATATACCGCCTCAAGTTGCGTGCGCTTGCTGATGAAGTGCGCAATACTGCCCGTCTTTTGGAAGATAAGAAGCTCTTGCTGAATAGTAAAAAAATTGTTATCATAAGGGGAGTTGAGCACCCCCGAAAATGGAGTACGCTCAACCACTCCATCTGCTCGAATACGGTCGGGAATGCGGCCATTGAGCGCAGCGGCTAGCAGGCGGTCTTGCCAGGCAATAAGCATGGCAGCCGGGATGTGGTCGAGGTAGGCGCGAAAGAAGAAAAAGGCGTCGCGCACCCACATGCGGGCAAACTCGGTCGGGCTGCCAACTGGTCCGCCACCGTTGTAGTAGATGTTGCCCAGGCCCGGCGAAACGCCTTGGTCCCCGTTGCTGAAGGTGAAGAAAATCCGGTCTACTACCCGCTGCATAGCGGCCCCAGCTTTGTCAAAGCTGTTGTCGGAGAGCGCGATTTTGGCCGTGCGGTCGGCTGGGATGACGACCGGGCCAGTGGCGGCCGGGTCTATTTTGGGGCTAGGCTGCACTGCTCCTGCGGGACGGCCCGAAACCGCTCGCGTGAAGAACTTCCACTCCCCAACCGGGTGGTCGTTATTGTCCACCATGATTGGCGCGTAGGGCTGCACGGGGCCGTTATTGCGCTGGTAGACTATTTCATTCGTGCCCAGGCTGTGCGTGGCCGTAAGCGTGCGGGTGGTTGAGTCGAAGCTTACAGTAGGCGCGATGGGGGCTGTGCCGCTGGCTGTCGTGCCGCTAAACGCCGCCGTCTGCGCCGAATCGCGGTAGTTCACCCCGTCGCCTACTGCTACCCACTTATACCACTGGGTTTGCCCCGCCGATAGTCCGGTGTGGCTGTAAGAAGGAGTAGTAAGCACCCCACCCAGCTTGGCGTAAGCGCCGGTTTGGGTAGCGGAGGTGTAGAGCTGGTAGCCGGCTGCATTGGCTACGCTGCTGGCGGTCACGCTCAGGGACGTAGACGAGGTGGCGGTCGCCTGCGCGTTGGCGGGGGTGGCCAGGGCGGGCAAGGCCGGGGCGTTGCCGTAGAGGCCGTAGGCCTGTTGGTAGATAGGATAGTAAGCCATTATTTCAGTACCCCGTCGATGATGATTTCAAAAGTGCCCGCGCTGCTGCTGGCGGTAATGGTGGCCGGCAGGGCGATGTCGGCTGGCAGGCTCGTGGATAGCGTGAGGATGTCGAGCACCTTGCCCACGGCCGGGATGTTGGTGAGGGCTACTACTTGGCTGTAAAAAGCTGCGCTGCTGCCGTTTTTATAAAGCGAAATGGTGCTGGCCAGCGTCGGTGCGACAATGGTTTTGATGCGGACGGTAGCCAGCACGTACACTTGCCCCAGCCCCAGCGCGTCTACTATTTGCGCCTGCTGGGAGCCGCGCAGGTAGGCCGATACGGGCGTAGTGCCCACGTTTTGGTAGATGCGGTAGGGGCGCTGAATACCCCCGGCCAACTCCGATTTCTGCACCGCCTTGTCCATGCTCGGGGCGGCGGGTACGCCTAGCGGGAACGTAGTGGAATCAGCAACATCCTTGCGCAAGCGGTTACCGATGTCGGTTTGCAGGCCGGGCACCGTTGAGGTGAGCAGGGTATCCACGCGCCCGGTTTGCACGGACAGGGCGGCAGTCGTGGCGCGGGCGGCGATGTCGGTAGTATTCTGCGTTACCGCTGCTTGAAGCGCTGTTACGCTGGCCGTAGTAGCCCGCAGGTTAATGGCGGTTGTGTTCGCGGCTACGTTGTTGTTGGTCGTAATCAGGTCGGCAGCCAGGGCTTTGCTGGCCACTGTGGTAGTCAAGGCCAACAAGTCGGTAGCACTCGCTTTGCCGTTCACTGTATCCGTGAGAGCCGCTACAGCAGTGCTGGTGGCCTTGCTATTTACAACCGTGCTGAGCGCGGTCAGGTCGCTGGCTAGCGCTTTATCCACCAAGGCCGCAGTGTTCGCTGCGATGTTGGCGGTATTCGTGTTAACGAGCCCCTGCAAGGCTGCCACATCGGACGAGGCAGCCTTGCCCGCTACCGTCGTGGCGAGTGCGGCCACGTCAGCGCTGGGGGCTTTGGTGCTCACAGTGCTAACGAGTGCGCTGAGGTCAGCAGCGGCGGCTTTCGTGCCTACAGTGGTCGTGAGCGCCGTTAGGCTGGTGCCCAGGCCCGCAACTAGTGGTTCTAACTGCGCGAAGCGGGTGCGGTCGGCGTTCACGGCGGCCAGCAAATCCATTGCCCCGACTTCATCGGCTTGCAGTTTATCAAAAAACTCTTTCAGACTATCGAGCGCGCCGGGCAGCGTGCCGCCGACAATAGCTTGCAGGCCAGGGGTAACGAATTGCGCGTTATTGAGCCCTATCGCATCCGCCAGCAGTTGCGGGAAGGCGTTAATGGCGGCCTGCTGCTGCTGGATAACCGTGCTTTGCTGGTTGATGAGCGCGGCGTGTTGCGTGATGAGCTTTTGCAGTTCATCCGTGGTCGGGGCAGTAGGCGCGCCCTTGGTTTCTACTACAGCCTTTTCGACTGCATCAGAAACGGCGGGCTGCAAAAAGGGGTGTATTGCCATGATTCCTAGCCTTTAGGGGTGCGTGTCCAACCAGAGGTGCCATCGTTGCGCCGAGAGTAGCGGTAGCGCCACGCGCCCGCGCCGCTGGCGTCGAGGCGGTCGAATTCATCCATCGTTGCCACGTTGGCCGTGCCTACCAGCACGCCGCTGTTTTGGCCAGCCACGGCGGCAGGCGCACCGGCATCTTGTAGCGCGGGGCTGCCGTAGGCGGTCAAATCGCCGTTAGCCCAGGTGTTCGAGGGGTCGGCTACGGCGTCTGCGATAGCCAGCGCGTCCCCGATTGCCAGTGGGTCGCGCGGCGTCCCAATGCTCCCGCCGCCCGTGCCGGGCGGCGGCGTGAGCTGCTCGGGCGGGCCGGTAATGCCAGCCGGCTCTTCGACGTAGATAAGCACGCGCTTTCCGCCTTGCCAGGCCGCGAAGTCAGCCGGCGAGAGGGTAACTCTGGCAATCTCAGAAGCGGGTGGCTGCGGCGCAGATACCGTGGTAATCATGCGGATAGGAGAGGGGGTAGGAGTGGTAAGACTGGTGAGCCGCGATTGGTAGAGATTTATCCCGTAGCTGCGATTGCCCGCATT